ATTGTCCTCTTCGTCCTCTTCATCCTCTTCATCCTCTTCATCGTCCTCTTCGTCTTCTTCGTCCTCTTCGTCTTCTTCCTCTTCATCCTCTTCGTCCTCTTCGTCCTCTTCGTCCTCTTCATCATATTCTTCTTCAATAGTTATTTCTTCATCAGATTCTTGTTCAACATTTGATGAACTGTTCTCTTTAATATATTTAAAAAGTATATCTAATGGAATATAGGTACGAATAACAGTGTGCATAGATTTTTGAATAATAGCTTCTAATTGTGACATATTGTGTTGTTTTTCAACGCTACGTACATTATGATACATTAAATATGTTTGTTTCCATATTACACGCGCAACAGTAACTAAGCACATATGTACAAAATTTTCAGCAGATGGAATATAAAATTTCATTTTAGGTACTTCTAATGAAGGATTTTCGGTTTTAATAATAATCTTTATTTGATTTACTATAATAGCTTTAATTAGGTCACTAAGATAAGAAATGCCGGTTTTTTTAACAATATTTACATAAAATGTATTTTTAGCCTCTTTTGACCATTCTGGTATATGTGTAAGCCGTTCTTGGTATTGTTTTAATAGTTTTGCATTTGAATCATTCATAGATAATTCTTTCCGAGTTTGATCATATATTTTTTGACATTCTAATAAAAGAGATTCAGTTAAGATATCATTTAAATGAGAAATGAGTTCTTTTTTGTTTTCAAGAAGTAAATTAAGTTCAGCCATATTATTATATGAGTATGTTTCCTTTTTGAAATTTTTTCCGCACTTATTTAATTATATATGCATTAAAAATAATTTAAAATTATATTGGCATACCTGTATCACCTTCAAGACATACACCAGTAATTGGATTTACAAAAGTTGTAGTAGCATTATCATTATTACAGCACTTTCTACTAAAAGTATTAAAAGATTGCCCACTTGGACAACTTATGGTTGGTGGTGGACTCATAACTGATGGTGCACTCATAACTGAAGGTGCATTCACTGGTGATGGCGAGAATCTTTCATACTTTTTAAAAAATCCTGCAAATATACTTCCTAATATAACTACAATTCCAAGTACAATAAATAAAAATGTAGGTGTTTTTTTTTGTACCATCTTACAATATTAGTATAAATAAATTTATAAAACAACAGGATTAATTGGTAAATTGTAAGGATTTGTAGCTAATGATGCAAGTGTCGATGGGTCTAAACGGTCTTTATTACCATTAAGATAATCAAATTGTTTTGTAACTGCACAGCTTGGAATATCTTGTGCAGTTGCTTGCCATACTTTTGTTTGATTTGGTACTTCACGAGCTGCAAAGTCATCTTTAATAAGACGTTTTGCTTCTTGTATAATTTTATCTGGAGAAATACTTGTAAAGCCTCCAGCTCCATTGGGAGTATGACCGGCTGCTTCATTAATACTATCCCGCGTAGCATCAATTTCAGCATTAAGTTCTGCTTCTTCAGATTTAGGACGGAAATCGCTCTTACTTCCAGCAATACCTTCGTATTCAACTGATGTATATTGTTTAATATTATTTTTCAAATCAATATCTGTTACATTGTATGAACCTGCATGTAAATGTGTTGAATTACCTCCCATAAATCCAAAAGTACTTCCAGATTCAGGTGTAGTATTACGAACTGTTGTACGAGCAACTTCTTGAGTATTATAAACTGTTACAGTATATTTATGTGCAGCAATGTTACGACTATAATCTTCATCTTTTGTTGTTTCACGAACTGTAGTTTTTGCTTCATCTTCATTTGGAAGAGTTGATTTATTATTTCCTTTAAGATTAGTAATTGTAGTATCGGGTGTAGTAGTTTCGCGAATTGTTGTTCGCATCATATGATTTACGGGGTCATATGTAGTTGCTTTAGAGGGTATTTGTGCATGCATATTACCATATTCACGTGCAGCATCTACAATGTATTCGTGCTTTGTACGTTTAAATAAATCTAAAACTGGTGCAACAATAGCTTTTACAGTACTTCTTAAATTATTTAATATTGATTTTCCACCAGTAATTTCACGACTATTATTAAATATCATTATATTATCTTTTTTGAAGCCATCTTTATCACCAACACCAGGTTCACTCGTATTATTGCGTGCATTTCCTTCATATTGTATATGACTTTCTACACGAGCTGTAGGTTTGACTTCTTGTATTGGTCGTAATGTATCTTTACGAATAGCACCAGTAGTTTTAAGATACATGTCTTCGGTTTGTTCATAGAATTTATCAGGTCTATTTTTACCAAATTCACCAATATGCGATACATCAACTGAAACACCTATTTGGCTACCAGGTGGAGCTTGTGGTGGTAATTCATATGTAACACGTGGTTTTGTTGCAACACGTAATTCATCAACCGTTCTGGGACGAACCGCATCAAGAGAATATGCTTGTTGAAAACCTCCAGATGGTTCTGCAGTATATCCTTTCCCAAGACCTTTACCAACATGTATTTTTTCAATTGGAAAGTCATTATTACGATTTCTTGGTATTTGTGTTCTATCTTGTAAAAAATCAGTAGTACTTGGCATTCCATTGACATATGCAAACCCAGATGTTGGTTCGAAAAAACAGGGTACTTCCGATTTCCTTTGAATTGTAGCTCCACGTCCTGTCGCTTTTTCTAAACGTGCAGATCCTCTATCTAAATCATCGAATTGTTCAACTTCTTTCATACCAATAAATTTTTGCATATTATTATGTTTAAACTCACTGGTATTTATGACTTGTCCGCTTAATGATTCAAATGAGCCAGTATCAAGTGGTTGATTAAAATTTGGGTCGGCAAACTGATCCGCATATGCTGGACGTGGTACAATACCAGATTCTATTGGGTTTTGACTTTTATTCCACATACGTGAACCTCGTGATAATTCTTCCATATTAGTATTTACAAGTATATCGCTTCGATACATATTACGATATGATGGTTTCTCATTTGGATTTATTGGAGCATCTCTTTCAGTTTCATATAATTGATCATGCTCTTTAGATAATGCATATCCAAGCCCTGTTAGAGCAGCACTTGCATATAGATCCATAGGTCCTCTATGAATACTGGATAAAAAATACATTGCGAACAGACACATCACCTGTCATATTTATAATTTTTGAACATTTGTACATGTATCATATGAAACGAAGTAAGGAGCTGATAATTTATTTTGTTGCAATGAACAATCTGAAGGTGGTGACCAATGTGGCATATTTTCATCACTTTGAAGTTCTGGATCTTTTGCATTTGGGTAAAATGTGCTTTGGTCAAGTGGAGTTTCAAAGCAGGGTTTATGGTTATCTTTTGCGACAATACGATAGCTTGTATTCCATTCAAATGGTACAATTGCTTTGTCTTGTGGATTCCAGCATAACCATTCCCAACGATTCCATCCGGTTGCGCGAAGTGTGCATGGGGGATTAGATAAGAGTGTATCTTCAGTGGGTGGTAAACATGCGCGTGCACCAGATGAACCAGGTGCAGCACAAGCACCATTCATTGAATATTTTCCTGGCATATATTGTTCAGTACTGCATTTAGTATTTCTGTAATTTAATCCTTCTAATTCACTCCCATCATCAATCGCTGAACCAGGTACGCAAGCAGATGGTCCAAATTTTTGATAGCGCATATATGGATCTGCTGGGATATCGCGTGAACAATCATTTCCACAATCATTTGCAGGTTGTCCAAGCATATACATACCAGGTCCCGTTGTTTGACGTAATTTTTCTTCGTATGAACATGAATCTGTGCGAAGTGATGATGTTGCCATACTCACTTGTTCCTTACCTTAATAAAGGAAAAAAACTTACTGACTACATTTCGGTAAATTTAATGGTGGAGGTAAAGGAACACTTTTATATGCAATCATTTGATTTGTTGGTAAGTGTTTTAAACGAGTATCAATTGGTGGAGTTTTATCATTCACAATATTTTCTCCCGGATTTACTGGTTTGTATTGAGTAGCTGTACATTTGGTAAGATACCTCGTTTGCCCACGTAAATCACTTTCAAGATCAACGAGATTACCTTGAATATGTGAGACAGCAGTTCCACCGACTAATCCAAGACGATGACGTGATTTTTTTTGGTTTTCATATCTAAATGGACTTAATACATATGATAATATACTTACATTTTCTTTTAAGTTACGTTTGTATGTGCAATGATCATATATTGGGTGATTAAAGCTCATCTTCTGTCTTCTATTATAAAGAACTAAAAAAACAATTTAATTAATGTAAGAATGCTGCATTTTTCTGTGCTGGTGCTGAATTTCCACCACGTTGTGAATTAAGACTACCACATTGTGTTAAAAATTCTTGGCGGCGTATAAAATCACGGGTTGGTTCACCTCCACGAATCCATGATTCAACACAATGTTTTGGATTTTGGACTTCTTTAACACAATCAAGAAGAGGTACTGGATGTTTTGTTTCAAGTTCAGTGATTGCACGTTTGCATCCAAATAAATATCCATCAAAACCTCCAGTATCAGTACCTTGAATTATGGGCATTTCTTGATCAGGATTAACAACACCTTTGCGAAGATTTGGGCATCCTTGGAATATACGGCTAAATAATTGGATATGGCAACGATCACGTGTTAATTGTTTAGGATCATTACGTAATTCAGAATATTTATCAATAACACAAGCATCTGCTAATCCACGTCCAGGGCGCCCACGTAAATTTACATGGTCATATGAAAATGTTGGAAAACGTGCATGTTCACCATCACAATCTATTGGAATATAATTATATGTTTCATATCCAAAAATGCCTTCATTACGAATATCACGAGCTTCTTGTGCACAATCGTCGCTGCATACATTTTTACCTGTATTAAATAAAGAATCACCGGAAATACTTGTCATGATGTTCTCTCTACTACATTTGAAAGAATATAAAAATAATAAAAAGCTATCCCGCCTTGCCGCCAGCATGTCCTCCGCCTCCACGAACATTGAAAGCTGCCCGATTTGCCCAACATTGTAAACCATTACCTTCTTTACAAGATGGTCCACGATTATATAACCAATTTGCAAATGCAGTGCGGTCATTTGGAATTGTTGTCGATGGTAAAGTATAAAATTGTCTTTGTGATGAATGATTATTGAAAATGTCATTTACATCTTGGAATACTCTTGCATTAAAATGGTCATCAATCGAATTTTTAACTTTATCATTTGTAACATCACAAGCACCGGGTTTTTCAGGATTAAATGTTAAATCAGCGATTGAAGGATTCATAAAAGGGTTATCAGTTGTAACACGCGTGCAAACTTTATTATCAACAATTGCTAGTTCTTTTCTTTCCATTTCAGTTTCAATAATTTCTTTCTTTTTTGTTTCATATTTGAACATTGCAACTGAAATTAATCCAGCAACAAGTGGAAACATTAAATATCTAGAATTTCTACGAATAATTGCCATTAAGATACCAAAATATAGAAAGAATCTCATAATGGCATTAATTCTGTCTTCAATTGTCATTTGAGATAATGGAATTATAACAAAGTAATTTTTACTTGTAATAAAATTTGGTAAATTATTAAACCATATATTTTGGGTATTCTCACTCATTCTCCTCTACATGAGTTTGAACATTTTCTTTTGATGAATTTGATTTTGTAAGTTGTTTTTTCTTTTCAAGTTTAGTACGTAATTGTTTTGCCTTAATAGTTCTTGCCATAGTAGAACTATCTGTGCGTGGTTGTGTATTACGAGCTGTATTTGCACGGGCAGGTGGTACTGGCATACCACCGCCCATACCAAGTGCACTCATCATTTCTTGTAAACCACCTAATCCACCAGCACCTCCAGCACCTCCAGCACCTCCAGCACCGCCAGTCATTTGCTGTAATTGTTCAAACATTGCCCCAATTCCTCCCATATTTAAACCATTATCATCACTTGATGAATTTGCACCAGGCATGATATTATTTAATTGGGATGAAAACATCATCGCATCTTGTAACAACGTTTCTTGTTTAATTTCACCAGAAGCAAGTTTAGATATCATTTTCTGACTTACAGAACTTAATAATTTTGTAAATCCACCTTCTGGATTACCTAATGATTTGAAAATATCATTATCTTGTTGTAAAGATGATTGAATCTCATCTAAATTAATATCATTCATAATTTCTTTTGCTAATTTCCCTAATGATGTTTCTTCGAGTTGTTTAAATGATGTATCAACACTTGATATCATTGCAACATTATGAGTTTCTTTCAGTACTTCTAAAAGTTTACGAATTTCAACATTTTCAATAAGTTCTAATATTTTTTCACATACTGATTGGTCTTTGTTTTTAATATTTTTAATAAATTCTACAATTTGTTGATATTGTACATCTTCTAAATCTTTAGAAAAGATAAACAAAATTGCTAAATTATAGTAAACTACTTCTTTACTTTTAACTAAAGTATAAATATCTTTGAATAGAATGTTCTCATAAAATTCAGCATTTTGAACACTTTCAATTTGACACCAATTTTCAACATCTTTATATTCATTGACTGTAGTTGACCAATTTTCACAAGAACTAATTACAGATTCATTACTTAAAAAACGGTCAACATATACACTTGAAGAAGTATCATAGCTTGCATAATGTGTTTTAATAGCTTTTAAAATTTTAGAATAGTTTGCTTCTGGGTCTTTTGCAAGATTTGCATGTTTAATTTCACGCGCAATATCTTTTATTTTTTTTAAAAATGAAAAGTAATATTGATTGAACACTTGAGTTCGAATAGGCATGAATAATACGTATTCTAATTATTGTCCTTAAGTACAAATTTTGTAGCTAATAAAATAAGAATTTTAAAATATTTCCAAATAACTTCTTTATTCTCATTATTCATTTGTACCCATGCGTTTTTAATTTTAGTTATAATTGCATTATAACCTTGATTTTGTGCAATTATATCAGTATAATTATAATTAATGAAAAAGTTATCATTTCTTTCGAGTATTTCTTTACCATAATCTTTTACAAGTGTTTCATTAAAACGAGTAATTATAAATTTAGGATCTAGTGCAATAGCAGTTTCAATTGCAGCTTTATATATTTGTATATCTGGGTCTTCTGGAAATATACGAATAATATCATTAATAAATTCAATAAATGTTGTATTAAATTTTTCAAGATAGTTCATTTTATCTCGTTGTATTTGGAGGTAATAGTTGAGAAGTGTTTAAATGGTTTTGTTCTAAATCAAGTGCTCTTTTTGCACGATATTCATCAAGATTAAATTCCGTTTTTTTAGGACGAGTGTCAACACTAAAACTATTTGCATCTTCAGATTTAAGTTTATCCATATCAGTTGGGTCTAATGATGCCCAACTATATGTCCTATCATCAAGACCAAAATTTGTAACAGAATCATCATTCTCAATCATTGAAAAATTGTCAGAAAATCCAGATGTTCCACCACTTAATGTAAATGCTGCAGGTTCAGCTGGTGTTTGTTGTGATGGTGCTATATTTTTTTGCGGTTGTTGCTGATTTTGTCCTTGTCCTTGGTTCTGCAGTCCTTGGTTATGCAGTCCTTGATTTGGTGATGATGATTTATTTGATTTTAATTCTTGAATATTTAAAAGTTTACCGGTTCTTGGTAATAATAAATAATCAAAAACATCTTTACCAAATAATAGCTGATTTTCTGGTAATATCATTAATGCAGGAACTGAATGAATTTGTGGAAGATTTTTTCCTAGAGCACGCAATACATCAATTGATACAAATTTAATATAATCTGTTGCATTATATCTTTTTATAGTTTCAATAAGCATTTTTGAATGAGGACAACTATCACTATAGAATAGTATCATATCTGATTGTTTCTTTGATTTTCAATTTATCTATTCAAACGCAATTTCAAAATGCATATAAAAAAATGAATCAAATATTACATATTGATATTATAAGATACGAATGTCTAAAATATTTCGTAATGCAGAATATATTCCAAATGACCCTGCAAAACGCTTTCGTTTTGAAGCATATGATGTTGATATTAGTATATTAAACGCTTTCCGAAGAATTATTATAACTGATATCCCTGTCATTGGGTTTGATGGTGAAGACACACCTTCACTTGAAATTATTGAAAATACGGGTCCGTTACATAACGAATATTTATTGCAACGTTTCGGTTGTATACCAATTCATTTAAATGAAAATGATGTAGATACATTTGAAACAGATGATTATTTATTCGAAATAGATGTTAAAAATGACACTACAACAATGCTAAATGTAACTACACATAATTTTATAGTAAGTCATAAAAATAAACAATTGACTCAAAAAGAAGTGATTGAATTATTTCCAAATGATTTTATAAGCAAAGAACCTATTCTTATAACTCGTCTTCGTCAAAATGAACATGTACATATTAAGGGCAAAGCGGTCCGTAGAACTGGACGAGACCATGGTGGATTTGTACCTGCTCTTGCAACATTACGTTATATGGAAGATCCCGCAATTGCAACACAAACATTAAATGTACTTGCGCGTGAACGTGCATATCTTAAAAATGATTATGGTGATGCTATTGCAGTATTATTCGAAATTGAAAGTTTTACCTCGCTGACTCCTAAATATCTTATATTGAAAGCAATCGAAATTCTCATGAATAAATTGCATATGACAATGCAAGAAATTTATAATCCAGAAAGTGAAAAAATTACCTTTACGCTTCAAGATAATTGTGGAGAATTTCTCTTTAAAGATGAAGATGATACACTTGGAAATTATCTACAGTCTCTTATGCATACACATTATATTCGTAATAAAAAACCCACAGCCCAAAATCGTAATTTAAGTTATGTAGGATATTACTGTCCTCATCCTTTGGAAAAAACAATGGTACTCCGTATTACATTTGCGGATACTGATAATGCAGAGTCTGATGTTGAAAAACATTCAGTTAAAGAAATTGAATATATGGATTTACTAAAAGAACATTGTGCACGAAGTTTAACATATTTACAAGAATTGCAAAACGCATGGCTTGAACAATTTAAAGCTAAAGAATAAATATTCTTGTAGAACTTCAGGGTAATGGAGAGTGAAGAAACATCAAATTCATCCGCGACTATTACAGAATATATATATGAAGATGAAATACTTCCAGAAATTGAGATTCGCCAAACAGTATCTATTGATACATTTTTAAATGATAATCCTCGTTTTGTTTCACTAAGTAAAGAAAACATTTTCACATTATTAACACAATTTTTTAGTACATCAAAATCACAAGGATTTTTAGATTTGCATAGTAAAATAATTGAAGATAAGTCGATATCAATAAATAATCATGTTTTTGTACATGTTGATGCCCATAGAAAAAATTTTGAAGACATTTCAAAATGGTTAAATGCGTATAAAGATGCCCAAAAGGCACCTAGTTTCGAATTAAAAGAGATTGAAATAGCTAAGCTATCATATCCATTTGATAAAGAGACAGTATCAAATGATAAACAATGTATATTAGATGAACCATTCGTAATTGTTTTATCAACTTCAGAAAAAATAGATATTTCAAAAATCCTTCTTAAAGATACTGTAGCTACAATTGAACTTCCAATTTTAGGTATATACTGGAAGATATATACACCAACAGTATATTCATATACACATGAATTAATAACAAGTAATCCATATAAATATATTGAATGGAATTTAAAACGCCCCTGTGATGATTTTAAAAAATGGTTATTAAAATATGTTCAACCTACATTTGAAGATACTATAGCTAGTATTAAAAATATTACTTCATTTCATGAATATACTACAATATTATATCAAAATGGCTATGATATATATAATTTAACACGTAAACAACATAAATTACTTCAAAATTATCTTGAAGAAAAAACAATATCTGATAAAGAAGACAAAGAACATCCTGCATCTAATTCTAATAAATACCCAAAAGTTGAAAATACCTTCCCATTATTAACATTTTTAGAAACAATAAATAAATATTACGAATTACAAACACATCTACAAGACGATAAATTATATAAATTTCAATCACTTATTGGTTCGTATATTGCATCTTTAGCAAATTTTCAAAATGATACACCATCATTTGACCCATACACATTATTAACGCAAATTATAAATAATACACGAAGTATTGAAGAAATTCAAACAGATATTACACAATTAAGAAATAAAGATAATTATAAAAAAGCAGATACATTATTAAAAACCATATCATCATCAAAAACATATGTTAAACTTGAAAAAATAATTGAACTATACGCAAAAATATCGAATTCAATAATTGATGATTTTCCATCGCCTTACATTGATGCATATAATGATATAAATGATTTTAAAATGGGAAATGATATTTCAAAATATGATGGTACACCAAAAACAGCACAAGATATAACGTATCAAGAAACTCAATATGAAGAATTTATTGATCCTTTAGATGATACTACTGAATTAAATGCAGAAGAAGAAGGCATTGATTCTATACCAGATTCATATGGTACAGATTTTCCATCATTGACAGAAGTACACGATGGTGTAAAAGAAATTTTCTTATTTATTTTACCATATTTAATTAAATTACAAACTGCAAGTGGTATTTCATGGGATATTAATATTTGGATACGGTCATATAGTACAGAAATGCAAGTAAAAAGTCGTGCAAATAGTATTAAAGAATTCTTACCTGAGATTAATTCAGTGATTTTACAACGTATCTGCAGTAATTCATTAGATATATCTATGGAAATAATTAATGATTTAAATACTGCGGAGTTATCAAGTAAACTTCGCAATATATATCCAAAAATTTATGGAGATTGGCAAAATAATTGTAAAAATGCATATTATGATGCACTTACAACATATATATTAGATTCATTCGATGCATCTGTACGAGGTACATTAGATTTTTCAATATTTAATGGAATGCTTTCATTTGCAGATTTATGGTCACCATATGGGTTCCCATTAGATGATAAAAAAACATCAGCAGGTATCTTCTATTATATTAGTGCAATTGCAGGTACACAATTTCCATTTACAGATACAAAAACTACACAATCAAATATTATTGAAGAAAGAATTTTAGCAATTGCAACAAATAAATATGCACTTCGATTGCAAAAATTAAAAGAACTTTGGTTAAAACAAAAACCAACAGTAAAACAAGATGCAGCAACACAAGCAAAAGAAGAACTTATAAATATAACTAAGCGTTTACTCGCAAAGGAAAAAATAAATTTTATGCCAACATATGTTAAAGCTTATTATTATTTACCAACATTTATTCCTAAAAAAGATTTAGTTGCATTTAAAAAACAGCCAGTATGGGCACAAGGTTGTTGTCTTACAACTCTTGATAAAAAATATGTTGCAGATAATGATTGGAAAGAACATGTTAAACCTCTTTGGAATATGAAAAAGAAATTAGCAGAAGAAAGATGGCTTACAAGTCAACGAAGTGAATTAACACTTTTTAAAAATAAAAAAGTAAAATCATCACCTCCATCATACTTTAAACCAGAAATAGTGTCAGATTTTTATATAAAACAACCCTGTTTATCTGAAGTTAAAGAACCGGATGTTAAAATATCATTTGAGCCAAATGATAATTGGATTCAAAAATCACATTATGAAATAGTTGAAAAAAATGCAAGAGATGGTGCATTTCAACTTGCAACACAATGTATTAATTTAGCATATAAAACTCGTGGGAAAACTGAAAAAATATTAGCAAGTATTGCAGCACTTAGTCAATTAAGTGATATTCAGCATATTTTATTAAGAATACTTCAAAATATAAATATTAAACTAGATACATATACCAAAACATCAAATGAATATAAATTTTTAGAAAGTTCACTTATGATATTGCATGATATGAAAAACATACTATGTCATTTTACACAAGCAAGAGGTAATGAATATATCGAATGTGTATATAAGTCTAGATACTTTCTTGCAAGAGCACTTTGTCTTCCAGGTATTCCCGAAAATAATAAATTAATTAAACCTGATAATGTAGCTGCATCATTCTATGAAAATATATTACAAGAAAATTATAATATATTAACTAAATGGACTACTGCAAATACAATGCTTACACAAGAAGAAATTCAAACATATATTACAAAAATGCGTGAAGAACAAAAGAAAGTTACTTTAAATAAACTTGATACACTAAATGTAGATGATATTCAATTAATGAAAGATATGAAACGAATTGGTTTAATGAAAGTTATTGAATCACTTGAACAAAGTGAACAAGATAATGTGCAAACACCTACTGAAGACCAAGATGGTGAATCAGAATGGTTACAGGAAACAACTGACCCCGAACAAAATGACGATGATACATTATCATCTATATTATAAATTATGTGTTATTAAATATAATACTTGAACAGCTTTATTTTTATCCATATAGTTAGTCATTTGTCTTACTATATTAATATCCATTGTACTGAAAATTTGTGCAAGATTTGTAGATGGTAATATATTTAAAACATTTTTAAGATCATCAATTATTAGTGATTTTAATTTGAAAGCGGCTTCTGACGGAGAGACTGTTGTATAAGTTGAAAGAATATTATTATTTTTTTCAATAGTATTTAAATGTTTTTTATAATATTCTTTATCAGTTATTTGTGAAGAAGTATTATCATTTGTATCTTGTAAAATATTACCATTTGTGTCATATGTTAAAATACCTGCATAATTTTTTGCAATCGCGCTATCATCTACAAGAGATAACTCTTCAACATCATATTTAGTAGTTGGTATAACTGGAAATAATAATATCATATCTTCTGAAACATCTCCAATTAATTCTGCTTCAATAATATAAAATGTCCACTCTTTATAACTCATTTTAGGTCCAAAATTATAACTATATCTCTGTTTATAAGATGGACCAGGGGAAGGACCGCTCGAAGGACTATTGGAAGGACCGCTCGAAGGACTACTTGAAGGACCGCTCGAAGGACTACTGGAAGGACCGCTCGAAGGACTCGAAAATTGGGTATTTGATTTTATTGATGAAGCTTTTAAAATTACATCTGGATTATATGTATCATTGGAAACAATTACATGTATAGCAATGTGTTTTCCATTATATTTTGCTTCTCTGTATAATAATAATTCAACTTTTAATAAATATGTATAATATTCACTAATATGTGTTTTATAATTTGTAAAAATGTCATGTACAACTTGTATTTGTTTAGTATATTCTGGGTCTTCTTTTAATATAAAATTTTGAGTGCTAATAAGTGAATCTTGTATATATTGAATAAATGCATTATAGCCATCTTCAATATTTTTAGAAGCTTGATTTGCTTCAATAATATTACTCCACATAGATGCATTTGTATATTTATCTGGTATTGATAGACAAGGCAATTGAAAAGTATTATTAAAAATTTTAATATACACATCATTCTCTAGTTCATAATAATATACATTATCATATTTCGGTTTTAAGTTTCTAGGTATACTATTAATTGGATGACGATTCCATGGTTTAGAATCAGGATTTGATAAAAATATATCACCATTTTGAGGTATATATGGATATACATATTTTGAAACAATACGTTTCATATGTTGTGCATCATATAAATCTGATTTTAATCCAGTAATTATAAGTGAATCATCATTTATAATATTATCATATTGAGAAGCATATTGAAAACTTGGAAGTGTTTGAAGACAATTTGCTGACGATGGACCCATACTTGGTCCCATGCCTGGACTCATGCCTGGATTCATGCCTGGACCCATGCCTGGTCCTATTCGTGAACATACTCCTGATCTTTTCTTTTTTTTCGATTTTTTATCGAATGAACTGTCAGTGGTTGAATCTCTAATATAACTAATATCATCTTTATTATATTCACTATCATTTAATAAATCACCATTTGTAGTAAATTCTGTACCTGAACTAAAATTAATTCCAAATTTTTTCTGTTTAGCTTCAATTTTTGAACAATTATCGATACCATTCGTTCCTTTTAGTTCAGGAGCACGCTTATTTTTCAAAAAGTAATCATAATCTTTATTAAAAATTGTAAGCGTATCATTATCACTTATATAAGATGGATTGATTCTATTTACAAAAAATTCCTTATTTCTATTTAATAAATAGAGTATTATAAGACTTATAATTATACATAATGAAAATAATATTTTATTTATTGATTTATACATAAATCTTTCCCTACATCAATGGTATACTTGTTTTTAAGCCAGCTTTTTTGCGTTCTACTGTATCATTCATAAATGCGTAATCTTGTGTTGTATTACAACAGTTTTGTGAATTTTCACTAGGGCATCCATAACAAAATGGTTTAAACCGTCCACTATCAAAATATTTGCGAGGTGATGCTTGTAAAACACCAATTGGCATTTCGCATAAACCATTATCTTTACAGCCTCCTCTAGTATTAGAATATTGCGTATTTTTTGCATAAAAGGGACAATCTTCATTTATAGTACATTCTTTATCCCATTTTACACGTTCTTGTGGATTTCCATATAAATCATTTGGTGACTCACATTCTGCCTTTGACCCAGTATATGGATTCCCATAACATCCAAAATTATTTTCTACAGATTCAGGATCTATTGATAATCGTGTAATAAAGCCTTCTTTAACATTTAAACGAAGATCGCAAAGTTTCATTGTCATTTTTGGTAAAACTGTATTATTGTCAAAGTCTGGAATTAATAATAAACTTGATTCTACATTTGTAAATATATTTTGTAATTGTACATTTACTGGTGATATATATGGATAAAATAAACTTACACGCGTAAAATCAATATTACTAAAACCCATTACGCAAACACGTTGCTTTTGAATATAATTAAACAAGTCACTATTTATTAATATATATGTAATTAATATATCTATGTAATTATTTTGAATTGCTGATAACAAATCATATACAGATGTATTTTTTAATTGTATAAGTTTGATACTTGCTATATTCATTCTGTACGATTGAATTATCGCTTTTATAAAATATAATTCGGATATATCAAAATATCCAATTGTTTTATTTTCAAAATTATATGCTACATCGATATGTTGTCGTTTTTTTGGATCAAGAAGTGCTATAAAATAACCTGGAGGAATTGTTGCATTTGCATATTCGGCAATTGTTGGAAAATGAATATCTTTATAAAGAGGATCCGTTATTATAAGTGAATTATTGATTTTAGGTAATATTGATAACCATTCTATGTTGTCATATGAACTTCCTTTCCAATTTGGATAGGAAGACGTTATCCATAAATTAAAATTTTGAGGTGACGAATAAATTATTGAAACCATACTCGTATCAAATGACTCAATAAAATTAGTTTTAACAATATAATAACTAATTATAACAAGTATGCATAATAATAAAAAATTAAATAAACTAAAATCTTTAATCATCTCCTTATATTTATAAAGTAAATATTTTCTCAAATCGTTATAGTGTACTTAGTTAAGTAAAAATGATTTTTATACCACGTTGGATATTCGCAATACTTATATATATCGGAATTAGTTACATTATTATAAGAATTAAACCACCTATAATGTTTGATCCGTATGGTAAACCAAAAGAATTTGGTCTTGGAATATCAGATGGTAAATCTGTACTTGCACCAGTATTTATATTTCCAATATTAGCATTACTATGTTATTTCATAACGTCAATATTTTATTTTATACTTTGATATAAAGCACTCATAATTATTATACGGAAGGTTATGATAAATTGATGTTTATAGGAAATATTCATAATTATACAAAACTTGTTTCTTGGATTAATAAAACTCAAGAACCCGAAGAAAAACTTCATTATAAACACATATGTATAGTTATTGGTGATATTGGTATTGGTAAAACTTATGGTATACAAAAAGCATTAGAAAGTAGCGATAAAACGATTTATAAAATCAATGATTTAGAATGTACAAATAGTAAAGATTTTCGCGATATATTAAATAAAATTACAGCTTCAAATGTTGTATCTCAATTTGATAATATTATGCTTTCACAAAAAATTATATGGATAGATGATTTTGATTCATATATAATATTTGACCGAACTTTTTTACATACATTACAAAATATTTTAGATGATCAAAATACTCCAGCAATTAAAATTATATTATCAACAACTTCCGCTGATGTAAAACATTATACTAAATTTTATTCATTTGGAACAATAATACAACTAAAACCCCCAGATCAAGGAGATATTATACATTTTTTGCGGAAAACATATTCCGATTTATCTGTTAAAAGTATAACAAATATTACAGAATGTACACATGGTAATATTTCTGCGGCTATTCAAATGACTGAATTAGAAATTATTCATACTGAAAAAAAACCGCAAAAAAAATCATCAAAAAAAATACAGGCTATTCAAAATGAACCTATACAAGAATATCATCAACTTGTAGACTTATTTAATAGTAATTATAATATATTAATTGGTAGATATTTATTTGATATTGATCCCTGGTTACATCCATTACGTTTTCATGAAAATATATTAAAAGAGTTTTCTAAAAGAATCGGAACTCATTATGAAAAAGAATACACATATATTAATATATTACAACTTTATTGTGAATGGGACCAATTAATGTCATATTCAAAAATTAATGATTGTAGTGATATACATATAGCGATTGAAATTGCAAGTTATATCCCATCTAATTTGAAAAAATTCCCTAAAAAAAAAGCTGCAATTTCCACAATGGATGAATTTACCCGTATGTTTAATTATTTGTCTTTAAAGAAAAAGAATGCGGTTGCATTATATACAACCGATTTTCCATGGATAAGTATTGGAAGTTATTGTAAACATTTTTATGATGATAAAAATAAAAAGAAGCCTAAACAAAAAACTTTTCTACGCGATGTATAAGTGAAATTACTCAATGGCTTCTTTATTAACAGGTGCTCCTGCTGCTTCTTCTAGTTCTATTATGGCAAGTATTAATCAATCCCCAAATCGCAAAGTTATAATGTATATGGTTATTGCTATAGCTATATCTTTTTTAATAGCATATACTATTTATTATGTTATTAATTCAACAATAAGTAGCCAGCAATCTTATCTTATCCCAGAATCAATGGTACCATTAGATGCCAGAGGTACTGTTCCTGGTTCTACTACTTTAAATTTTTCAGGTTCAAAAATTCCCCCATCTGTAAATGGTCATAGAGGTAGCATAAGTTTCTGGATATTTATTAATGATATTCAAGTAAGCGCTGGTGTAAATCGCCATGTTCTTCATCGTGGTACTGAAACATCTGTTATTGGAACAGCTAACCCATATATTTACCTTGATAGCACTACAAATAAAATGTATGTAACTTATGCCGCAAATGATACTAGCAGAACATTTAAGTCTACTATAAATGGAACTCCAACTGATTATACTACTGGTACTGGTCCATTCCCCCCCCAGCCGAGTTCTCAACCAACAGACGCTCAAATTAAATTTATGAATGCTGTACGTGGTATAGAAATTCCATACATACCATTACAACGTTGGGTACATGTTGTTGTAGTTATAAACGAAGATGCCACTATAGGTGGTTCTATATCAGCATATGTTGACAGTGAATTAGTAAATTCCGTAACATCAACAAGTAGCAGAATATCTGGATTAAAGAATGATAGTACTCCATCAACCGCAGCACTATTATCACCACAACCAATATTTAATATTACAGATGTTGCGGTTGATATGCCGGGAGACATATATCTCGGAGGATCTATAAATTCACCATATGGACCTGGATTTTCCGGAATGATATCCATGATATCATTTTATAATTATGATTTAAATGCAAATGATGTATATAATATATATAAGAAAGGCCCAATAAATAATTTATTAGCAAAATTAGGTTTACCAGCATATGGTATACAATCCCCAATATACAGAGTTGGTTAAAAATAAAAATATTGTATTTCTTTTTCTTGCATTGTTATAGAGTTTCGTTATAATGAACCAGTATATTCAAATAATTTTAGCAATATTAGTCGTAATAATTTTATTTGTTATCGCAATGATGGTCTATGATAAAGATAGACTAGATGCTATAAGAAGTTCTGGACAACTTCGCAAAGTAGTACCAATATTTTCAGGTGTTGTTGATTTTGCAAATATCAAAGATGTCGCATTTAATACTGTGGATCCATCAATGTCAAATTATGTAAATTTATCTCCATCAATTAATCAAGCTGAAGGTGCATCATATTCATATAACTTTTGGTTATATTTAGATAATACCGCAGCTACAGATGCTGGAAATGCTACATTATTTAGCAATTCAACTCAAAATACAAATACCAATGCAATTTACGCAGATTCTGGATTAACAGCCCCAATTGCTTTAAATAGACCACAAGCAACAAATGGCGATGACCTTCCATATGTCCTATTTTTACGTGGAAGTAATACAGTTGTAGAATATAAAAATATCTGTTCACCAAAAACAGCCTCTGCCGATCTATCATCTACAGCTAATGTGGGAACATATAAACAAGATGTACTTATTAAATCCCCACTTGTAAAATTAGAACATAATGGTGAAGCATTAACTGTTGAATTTAACACAATATCTTCTCCAGATGGTGTTAAAGCCGGGTCACCAAATACATGTCAAGTTGGTGGAAATCCAAATTCATCCGATTGGACTTCAGTAAATCAATTTAAAATTGGATTACTTAATATTAATAATAATCCTGCAATTACAGGAAAATGGTTTATGGTTACTATTGTACTTGAAGACACATTACCAACAGACCCATTACCATTACGAAATAAAATACGATGCAGAATATATTTGAACGGCGTTATTGAATTAGATAAATATGTGATTGGTAAATTAAGTGACCCAGCAAATAAATCTGCAAGTCCATTACGCATAAATCAAGGGAATATTTATCTGAATCCGACACTATACAGTAATGTTGGCTATAATCCATTCAAAACTTCTGGTGCTGCAGTTGCTGGATCAAAAGTTGGTACTACTCCACAACCGGTTACTACACCATCACCAGTAACACAAACAAAACCTATTGGTAAAAATAAATTTTTAATGGCAGATTTACAATACTTCAATTATCCATTACAAGTATCAGATGCAGTTGGTTTATTTAATAATAAATTTAATACAAATATTGCAGTATTAGCTTCACAAACACAACAAACCGGGTTACAATTAACTACTCAACAAATTTCAACAAATTCAACGACAAATGTTAACTTAATTGCACCAAATCAATTTGTTTCTTAATTCGTTTAAATCGAACTTCGCACATACCGTTTTTTTTACCATTATATAATTCACATATAGTTGGATATTTTTCAACCAATTTATTTGATGATTCAAATGAATTAGCAATTCGCTGAGCATAAGTTGTATTTGATTGCATACCTCCTGATGTTTTATAATATTTTGTAGATAATGTAATATGATTATATCGTATTACACCACCATCTTGAAGACTATATATAATAGACCTTTCCATATCTTCTTTTTCATCCATTGTTAATATTAATTCACTTGAATGTTTATTAATAATTCCCCAAAATGTTCCAACACAAAATCGAGGGTTATGTGTGATTGCTGGTAAATCTTTCATAAAGAAGCCATTTTTAACAGGATAAATTCCAAATAAATTTTTCTTAGAATCAACCATTCTATAGTATGCATCTCTTGTAAAATTATAAAAATCAGAAGCAGATAAAAGGGCTAGCTTCCAATGTGCAGCTTTATTTATATCAATCACTGAAGTATTTTCATAAAGTGAATATAAGTCATCAATATCGTCATCCATACATAATAAAGCTTCTCCTTCATTGAAAAATCCCGTAATAAAATTTCGCATATTTTTTAAACCAACTGGACCATCAATAATAGATACACTATAATCTTTTAAAGCTTCTATATATTCATCTTTTTGTTCTGTAGCTACAAATATAAATATTCTGTCTTGAGGAATATTAAAACGTATACACATAGCTAGAGTATGAGTTTTTAAGTATTCTGAACGATTATATGATGGGATAACTATTTTCCAAATCCATTGACTATTCATAGTCAGTTGAAATCAATACAGCGTATAATATAATGTATTTTATTCTATAAATAAAAATAAATAGATATAAAGTTAATCAATTTTATACAACATCAGTAGGGGACCACACCGTCATATAATAAAATGCCAGGTGGATTAATGCAATTGTTAACAGTGGGTGCTCAAGATCAATATTTAACAGTTTCACCAGAAAAATCGTATTTTAAACAAGTGTATAAAAGACCCACTAATTTTTCAATGCAAAGTGTTCAGAATACTTTTATAACAACACCATCAGTCAACACTGGTTCTCGTGTACAATATACTTGTAAAATTCCACGTGTTGGTGATATGTTAAAAGATGTCATTTTAACCCTTAAATTACCAGATATTTATATTCCAAATGTACCACAGCAAATTGTAAATGGTAAGCCACAAGGACTACCCCAATTTAGATGGATACCACAAATTGGTAATTATATTATATATTCATATTCACTTATTGCAGATACACAATTACTTGATCAAAAATGGGGAGAATATGATGATATAACTCACGATTTATCAGGTACAATTGATAAATCAATATTATATAATACAATGATTGGTACTACACCACTTATATCAAATGCAAATTATAAAAATACTATGAAAATTAATAATAATAAAATAGTTTATGTAACTACAAATTATTCTCCAAATAGAACGACACCTGCAATCCCAGGGAGAACCATATATATTCCTTTAAATTTTTGGTTTTCAAAATCAACAGATGTAGCACTCCCATTAGTTGCATTACAATACCAAGTTATCAATATAAATATTGAATTGCGTATGCTTGAAGATTTATTTCAATTATATGATCCAATAAATAATATATATATAAGTCCAGCAAATTACAGAATATTATATGGAGGAACTTGGTCAATTGCAGATTATTTAGTATATGGGGGTGGAGGTACAAATGTATTAGATTTAAATCCATATTTAGAATGTAATTATATATTTTTGGATACACCTGAACGTACATATATAGCTACAAATAGTTTTGATTGTCTTGTCGAAAATGTATATCGTAATGAAACAAGTGGTATCACAAACATATATACAATTGATTTGGCAATTGCAAATCCAATTAAAGAAATGATTTGGATTACTCGAAGATCAGATATATTTAATTATAATGATTGGACAAATTTAACTGCAACAATACCGGAGGATCGTACTCAACCAGCACTTGCAACTGCTAAGATATTATGGAATGGTATTGATAGATTTGATATTAAAGATAATCGATATTTCAATTTAATAGAACCATATAGATATCATAATTCAAGTCCACGAGAAGGTATATATGTATATAGTTTTGCTTTAACTCCAGAAACAACACAACCAAGTGGTTCATATAATGCATCGACAATTAATAAAACACAGCTATTTTTAACTGTTAATCCATATAGTGCAACAACAAATCCAAATATACGTGGACCATCTCAATCAGAATACACTGTCATTGTTTACTCAATTTATTATAATATTTTTAGAGTTATGTCAGGTACTGGTGCTATGGTTTTTGCAAGTTAAATTCTCCCTAAATTATAATGATTATCAATACAACGTCGCTAATAGCTATAATTCTAATTGTATGGTTATTATATTCAGTAATGCAATCAAATAATAACATTCAAAAAGAACTACGTGAACTGCGTGCAAAATGTACGTTGTCAACAGATATTCCAACAGGTTCACCTTCTGCTGGAAGATTGCAAATGCCCAACTATAATAGTAATACTATGAATAATTATCCATTACAAAATATGAAAGCAACCTTAGTATCTGCATTAACACAATTATTATAATCATTTATTTAAGGTTTTATTGTATTTAATATATACGCAAATGCCAATCGCAAAGAAAAAAGGCAAAAAAAATGTAGAACTCGATGTATTAGATTCTACAATAGCACCCTTATTACCAACTGAACCAGTTGTTTTGAAGTTAGCTATTTCGAATTCTCGTATGGATGAGCTTATGCATAATGAAAATATGCAAAGTATACTAAAATATAATCCAACAATTACTGAACCACAACCATATTCACCTGAAGACAATTTTGGAACATTGAATGATTCAATTATAAATGATAATGTTGATCAAATAAAACCAAAATCACCAGAACATCCCCAACAAACAATAAGTGAACAATCAATTAAAACACAACATGATACAAATTGTTTCTGGTGTTGTCATCCAATAATTGATATCGAGTATGGTATGCCAATCAGATATGATGTATTTAATAAAACTTTTACAACATATGGGTCATTTTGTTCATTACAATGTGCTGCAGCTCATAATTATTCAGTGAATATGGGGTGTGATAGAGCTTGGGAAATTCATAGCTGGATTCAATTAATTGGTAAAAAATATGGTTTTAAAGGCCCTATACGTCCTGCACCATCACGTTTTTTACTTAAAATGTTTCATGGACCAATGACAATTGAAGAATTTAGAAAAGCACATCTTAATATTGTTCAATCATATGTTTTAAATATTCCACCATTTATACATATGCCATCACAAGTAGAATGTATTAATACATCTTTTTTGGATAAAGATGGACCATCGCGAAATGAAATGGCTGGTTTAAAAATAACTAAAAAACGTTCACAAATATCTACAAAAGGTGAGCTTGAACAAAAAATGAATCTTGCTTTCACTGAAAGTACTTAAAGCATTTAAGGAAAACGTGTGTTATTTCTTTGTACTATTTATATCATATATGGAAAAATTAACACATATAAATAGTAATGAACAACCTACAAAGTATCGTGTATCCACGATTACATGTAATGCATCGATTTCTACAACAATTGACTTAACAAAGTTGTTTGAACATATTTCACTCACTGAAAATACTGGATTCATTTGGATTGAAAATGGAACTAAAAAACGGGGAATTTATCCTGCAAAAAAGAAAAAATCATCACAGCAAAAAGAAAAGAAATGCTTTGATAATCAGGTCACTGTAATTTACAAATATGGGGAATATTATCCAAATATTAAAATTTTTCGTAATGGAAATATTCAAATGACTGGAGTACGAACAGTTGAAAATGGGCAAGATATGGTTAACATTATTACAAATGAATTAAAAAAAATTGCAACCGAAAAATGTGAATCAATTGTTGGAACAGATAAAATAGAATCTATTGTAAATACAAACTTTATAATTCGTATGATTAATACTGATTTTGGAGTACCTTTTAAAATTCGTCGTAAGAATCTTCACCAATTGCTTATTTCTTCTAAATATGGTAATACATGTAGCTTCCAACCTCTTACATATCCGGGTGTAAAATTACAATATTTTTACAATATTCAAAATAATAAAAATAACGGAATCTGTTCTTGTACAAAACCATGCTTTGGTAAAGGAACTGGAGATGGAGATGGAAATTGTAAAAAAGTAACAATTGCAATTTTTGATAGCGGAAAAATTTTAATTACTGGAGCAAATTCATTTCTTCAAATTAATGAAGCATATAGATTTATTTGCAGTGTTATTATGGAAAATCAAGATGAATTGAAGAAATCATTTGGGTCTTAATTAATTTTTTCGACAATAAATGTCACCATATATATCACCGTATGGTCCATAATGTGGATATGTTACGTGATTATTCCCTTCACGATTATATGATATAGGTAATTTTTCAGCATTTGGTGGCGGATTTGCGCTTAACAAATTCTTTTCTAATTCATTTGGTTCTGGTATTACAGGAACATTGCCCCACGCACCAGTTGCAGGTGAACCAGTATATAATCCACCGTTTACCTTCCTTGGTGGTGGTGGAATAGGATATTTTGTTTCAATATAACTATAACTTAATGTCATCCTTCTTATACTTAAGGATTAAAATATTCTTTGTAAACATTAAACACGTTTAAAATGAATAATACAAATATTGAACAAATTGAAGAAATTGAAGAAGATGTTCAGGTCGAAGAAGAAATATCTGAAAAATTCACTTTAATTGAAAATACTGACCATTGGAGAGAAGAAGATATTCGTAGAACAATTGAAGTAATTCATAATAATGGTCTTACACCAAACCATCGCGAATTTTTAAATAAACCACTCTTTCCAAAATTTATTGAACGTTACCCATTTTTATTTAAAATTTCTTGCGAAGACGATATTGATTATAAAACACTAAATTATATGATGAATATGCGCCGTAAAGTAATAGATGATGGGGTTGATATTGAAAAAGCATCAAAAGCAGTTGGTAATAAATTTTTCAATGAATATGTTGCGCCAGCTGTTAAAGAAATTAAGCCTACAAGAAAAGTTAATCCTGAAAATGCTGCCTAAGAAATGTAAATTTTATAAGGATTTTTATTAAAATTTGATATAAACTTATTATTTTTGTAACATATATAAGGCTATATTGTGTAAGAGTATTAAAATATACATCGCATTTAATTACTCTCACTCTTATTTTACGAGTTACTATGGATATTGCTATTCCTGATGATATGGAATTTTCAGAGATTCCTCCTCAAAATCTATTTGAATTGCTCAATGAAGTACAAAAAAATAAAAATCACCAAAAATGCACAAATGCAGCCAATGCGCTTGTTTTTACCATTCGTAAATATAAATATTGGCCAGCACTCCAAGTAAAGAAATTTTTCGGAAATAATAACTTAGTTCTTCTGCATAATACCTACAAACGTATTGATGTTGAGCATTTTCAAGATCTTTACGATGAATGTCGCAGTGTAATTCTCAATTTGGATGCACCTATGGGTGAAAATATTGTAGTAACATTTTCATCTAAAATTCCTGAGCGAATTTCAGATTCGCAGTATGAAACAATGAAACAAATTGGAGACGTTTGTGAAGAGAGCTTTGAAGGAACAGTAGTTCATTTCTATCATTACGATAACAAGTGGCATATTGGAACATCTACTTGTCCAACAATTGATAGTTCTCGCTATTCTCATCCAACAAAGACGCATGGCAATATGCTTGATGAGACAATTGCAAAAATGTATGCTCTTCCAATTCCAACTGATAAAGCATCTTCTCAAGACATTCGCAAAATATTTACAGATTCTCTCGACCCATCTCGCGCATATGCATTCATTCTAGTGCATTACCAAAACTCAAATACTATGGATTATTCTTCAATCTATGGTTCAGAATATATGAAATTGATTCATATTACGACGCGCTCTCGTGGAACACTTGCAAATGACGATATTTCGGGATGTCCATTTGCTAGTCAAGGAATTGAATATGCTCAAAAATTTGCTTCTCCTGAAATTGCAATTGAATATTTGCGCAATTCGCAATGCACATACGGACTCGTAGTAGATACAATTGATGGCAAACGCTATAAAGTATCATCTGAAAAAATTATTAAACACGAGGAAAACAATATTGGAAATTCAAATGTATGGCAAAATATGCTGGCAGTTTATATTCAAAATAAACAGCATTATAAGATTGTAGATTATCAGCAAGAATTCTGTCCGGACCTTGAAATTCCTAAAAATTCGCGTGGACAAGAGCTTGCACCTACATATCTTATTCATACAGTTATTTGTACAATGCGTGATATTATAATGGATGCATATATTCAATCTACAACGTATAATGTAAAAACAAAACGTTTCTGGATGAATAAGGAAGTTGATAAAGACTTTCCATCAATTATGCGCTTTCATCTTGCACAACTTCGTAATCTTCAAATTACCACTCATACGCACGCACTTATGAGTCCGCATGCAATATATGATTATATTTGCCATCATCAAACAATTAAGAATCTGCGTCTACTTATTAAGTTCTTTGCAACAACTTGGATACCTCAACATAGTACTTCATATACAACAACTCGAACAGGAGAATGCTTTACAATTCTTGCAAAACTTCTTGACAATTAAAAATATACTCAAAATTAAAAATAGTTACAAATTAAAAATTAAAACCAACATAGTTTTGGTATTATTTTTCTATATAATATAGTTGTATATTTCAAATAGAATAAAATACTCCCTAATGAATAAGTGAGTGCACTTTAAAAATAAAGTATGTATCTTAGGGCACAATCATATCAATTTTCTCCATCTGGAAATACTGGACAATCTGGTGAAGATTTGCAAACTCGTACTAATTTATCTACAATAGTTGGTTATAATGCTGGTAAATTAATTACAAGTGTTAATAACGTTGTTCTTGGTTATAATGCGGGTGAATTTATGAGAAGTGTGCGAGATACACAAGCTATTGGGTATTTAGCAGGTTCATATTCTTCAAATGGTTTATATAATTTAATGATTGGGTCTTTCACAGGTCAACATGTTCAAGGTGGATATAATATATTAATGGGGTATGGAACTGCCCAGCAGTTACGTAACGGTGATCATAATATTTTAATTGGTACATCTGTATTAAGTAATCTGAATTCTATTAGAAATAGTATTGTTATTGGTAATGGAATAAACTCTCAAGATAATATTACAAATGCAATATTAATAGGTAATAATCTTATATATAATTCAAATTCACCTTTTTCAACAAATATTGCGAATTCATTATTAGGAACAGATGGGCAGATATATTTAGGTCTTAATAATCAACAAATATTAATCGGACAACGTTCAGCTGTAGATCCAGCTGTAAATACTGGTTCAGCATTAAGTGTAAATGGTTTATTAAGTAGTAGTCAAATAACTACACCAGCATTAAGTGTCACAGGTACTTTAAATACTTCAAATATTACTGTATATAATAAAGCAACTGCAAATAATCTTATTGTTACTGGAAGTTCATTAATATATACTGATTCAATTGCACAAGCGCCATATTTAACGCCTTCCTCAGATACATCTGCGACAATTATATTATGGTTAAATCGTGTTACATCAAATTCATATTCATCGATACCTTCATTTTGGTCAGCAGCGACAAATACAAATACATTCACATATGCCCCAATTACAGTTCAACCATTGTATGGAATGTATCAACCGCTAACAGGTATAGCTACATATAAGTCTGGTATTAATTTACCAGACGGACGTGTAGTTTTTGTACCATTTAGTGCAACTAATATAGGTGTATTTAATCCATATACTAATTTATTTTCAACATTTGATAATGTTACAGGAATAAATCCTTCGGGTTCTTCAGATTACTCCAGTGCAACACTTATTGGTAATGGTTCAATAATATTTACACCATATAATGCAGCAAATGTTGGTATATTTATTCCATCACAAAATATTTTTACACAAAATATATCAGTATTAAATGGTGCTTCATTTACAGGTTCAAGCGCTTATCAAGGGTCTGTATTATTACCTAATGGAAATGTTTTGTTTGTGCCATATTCAAATTCTTTAATTGCAGTTTACAATATAAGTCTAAATGCAATGAGTAATATTGGAATTTCTGTGTCAGGAACATCTCCATATTATAGTGGTGCAGTTCTCATTCCTGATGGAAGAGTTATACTTGTACCATATAGTGCAGGAACTATTGGAATATTGCAAACATCACCAACATATTCTTATTCAACATTTAGTACCGAAATTGCTGCTCAAAGCTTTTCAGGAGGTGTTTTATTAGGAGATGGACGTGTTTTATTTGTACCTTACAATTCAACAACTATTGGAATATATAATCCATATACTAATATATATACCAGTACATTATCAATTACAAATGTTATAGGAAGTGGTCCAATCGGTGGCTATTTTTCAGGTGGAGTACTAATTTCTGATGGACGTGTTATATTAGTACCTTATAATTCACAATATGCTGCACTTGTCGATATGAAGAATAATAGTGTAGTAGCTATTTCTGGAAAAATATCTTCATATTCGAGCACAGGAAGTTATATAGGTGGGACACTTTTACCAGATGGACGTGTATTACTTATACCTTCGAATGCATCAACAATAGGTATAATACTTGGAAATAATATACCACCACAAAAAGAACTTTGTTTACATCCATTTTTTAATAAATTTTGATTTTGATCATTGTCTAGTTTGTCATTTTTTTAAATATAACCCATCTGTTTAAGAAACTAAATTGAGTTTGTATTGGGTCATTTTCAAGTGCTAGAACAGCTTTTTCAAGATGTGAAAATTTAGCATGTGGAAGGTCACGTTTAATTCCACCAAGAACTGTATTAAATGTATCACCAAACATTCCAGTATCTTCAACTTCAAGATTATAATTTTTAGCTTTTGCAATTAATGTTGGAAAATGAACAAGATATTCAGGAATCATTTTATTAATATTTTCAAGAAAGACATCAACTGGTTTTCCATAATAATTACCATCTTCAAATTTTTGATATCTTTTAATAAGTGCCCAAACTGGTACACTACCATCTAATTTACGACCTTCTGCTATTCCAGGTGTTTTATTTGCATTTCCATTCAATAGTTCATGTACACGTTCCCCATCCATAAATGTTGTAATAAAATTCCCTCCAATTTTTAAGTTGTGCGCAACATTATGAAAAAATCCATCAAGTTTATCTTCTGTTTCAAAGAAATAATGGATTGCAAACATACATGATACAAGCGAAAAACCACGTGTTGCACGTCCGACATAATCTCGCATATAATGTGGTATTTGACGACTTGTTGCAGAAGAATTGGAATATAATATTTGGAACATTTGTTTTGATTCAGTATCATCACCTGCTGCTTCTGCATTTTCAAATTTCTTTGCGCAATCACCTATTAAGAAAATAGTTTTAGGATATATAACATTTTCTACACCATCTACTGTAATTTTTAATGCATGACGTTGTTTAACCATTCGGGCATATGCACCTTCACGTGGATTTGTAATATTATCACGTGAAATATCTACACCCATAATAAATTTATATCCTCCATCACGCCATCGTGGTAAATCACCAGCCATACCACATGCAATTTCAAGAAGTGAATCACGCTTACTAACTGGTATACGTTCATAAAGCATCTTTTTAATACCTTGATTATGAAAATCAAGCATACTTACTGATAACATGTGTTGACGTGGAATTTCGCGTGCATAATATACATCATCAATTCCAAGAAGACGTTCTTCAAGTGATAATGATGCACTTCCTTCTTCTATATTTTCTGCACCTGTAATCATCTCACGTTCAACTGGTAAATGAATAGTTCGCCAAACACTTTGAGCAACAACTAAATCATTTGCAGTTTTTGAAAGTTTTCCAGTTTGTTTAAATATACGTGTCTTATCTTCACGAACACGAAGAGGCATCCAACGTTTCATAATAGCTTTATCTTTTGCATCAGGATTATAGGCAAATTCAATAATTGATTTACTATCAATAATTGAACCATCTTCACATTCTGGTTGATTTCTTTCATTTAAATATACATGAGCAATTTCAACACCTTTTTCATAATTTGTAAAAGGTTCAAATAGTTTTGCTTTATATGTTTCTTTCATATCACGTGCACGTTCTGCAAATTCACGGTCATGACGTAAGCGAACACCATCAAGAGGAGAAATTGGTTCCCATTGTTTTGAATTATATCCAGTGTATAATTTAAATTCTTTATATTTACGTTTTGTAATTATATCAACCCCAGTTGCACCCTCTTCAACAAGAAAATCAATAGTATTTTGGTCTTTTGGTTTCCATTTCAATACACGGTCCCATTTTACATTTTCAGTAATTGTTACTGGGCGACCAGGATAATATCCAAATACTGAAAGATGCGCTGGTGTAAATATAAGACCATCAACTTCGTATGGTAATTTTCTTGCACCTGATAAAAGTTCTTTGCATGTATCTTTCATTAGTGAGCCTTCTGCATATGTAATTGTTTTACTTATAAAATCTATAGATGCTCGTTTCGTATCCCATGCTGCTGGATCACATACATATCCTAATGCATCATATCTTGAACGTGTAATTGTTGGTTCAGATTTTGATTTACTACTTGAATCACTAAGATCAAGTGATTTATTTGGACGGTATATGAGTGGTAAATTCATAATAGATTTATTATCCATAAAATATATATCGAATGCAGCAAATAAATCTTTAGTTTTTCCATCTCGGCGTTGTCTCCCAAGTACATATTCACCATCAACAAGACTATTAAATAGTTTTGCCGTTGTTGTTTTTAATCCAGTTTCAAAAATTTCAAATGAATTATTTATTGTATATGCTTCACCCACCCCTGTAATATATAATAGCATACGCTCACCATCGGCTTTATCAGTAACAGTATATCCTTTATATATGCTATTAATACCATATGTATCTGGACCAGGTTCAATAATATTTATCCTCTCAAGTGTAATTGGTTTAGGTGCTAAGAAATGATATGATGCGGTATTTTGTACATTATCTGTATTCCATCGTGACTTTTCAAGGACTTTTTTAATAAGTGTATTATATCCATCAAGAATACCTTGTTGTTGTATTTTTGATATAGGTAATCCACGCTGTGTAATAAGTTGTACCATTGACATACATGTATTCATAACATTTTGAATATTTGAATGAGAATGAAATACAATTTCAAATTCATATTTAATATTTTGGGTAGATACACCTGATTCGGTCATTGATTCTGCTGAATTTGCACTTTCACGTATAATACCTATTCTATATTCAATGTGGTCATCTGTATCGATACCATCCTCGTATGTAAATATTTTTGATATACGATAGTGTTTTTGAAGACTGGTCCATTTTTCATCAATTGACCCGTGGCTATTAATGGTTTGTTCTTCAATAATATGTGAAACTACACGTACTGGCAATTCATCAGGCAATGATTCAGATAAACGTACCATTCTTTTTTTCCAAATATGTGGTACCGTATTTGGACTTTCACTCAGACAATATGCGGATATATGTGCAATACCTGATATTTCTAATTGTGGTCCACCATCAAATGATGTAACTGCTAGTATTTCTGGTGTAATTGTTTCAGTATAAGTATCATTTGAACGTAATTGTGATATTACAGCTTCAAATAAAGTTGATGTCCAAGCCTGCTCTTTTTCAGGAAGAAATGTAAATATCCATTGTAAATTACCATTAGTCGCAGTTCCTTCACTTAAACCTGCACTTTGTTCAGAATGATACTTTAGCATCGGTTCCATTTTTTCTTTTGATACCTGCATTATATATACTATCTAGTCTAACTCCTATAAAATATATCTATTATTTCTTTATATAAAACAAACAAAAATCATTTTTTAATTCAAAAATTATTTTATAACAAATGTCTTATTTTCATATATGAAATATATAACATCTGGTTCTATAATTGGAGCGGTATTATCTGGAATAAACTTAAAGTTTTTATTAAGTAGCCAAGACATAAAATCACCAACAATTTTACCCATTTCATTTATAACACCATGATTATTTTTAGTAATCCATGCAAGAATTACTCGACTTTTCTTTGGTCCTAACCATTTTTGTGTTATATCTTTTGATATAAAATCTGTTAATTGATTTTTAAAGATCCCTTCTGCTTGATTAAACATAGCAAATGTATATAATGATGCATGAGGATCAATAAGATGAATAATATGATGAATTAAACTTTGTTTTCTTTTTGTATTTACTTTCTCTTTATTAAATGGTTGATTATCCATTGAAATAATTTTAGATTTCAATATTTTTTCATATGGTTTTTGTATAAATTGTTTCGCATAATCATGCTTATATTCCCATAATCCACCACCAGATGGTAGTTTTAAATATAATTCAGCTTCCATATTAATGATAGCAATATCAAATATAAACAACAAATTATATAAATATCAAATTTTAAAGTAGTTTAATATATATAGTCTTCTAATTTTAAATCATTTTCAATTGTATTTGTTTGAAATAGTCCAATTTTTGCATAGCGTTTTTTAAGCAAAGCAAATTTCATACTTGAAGATATTTTACTCCCAACTTTTTCTTCTAATTCAGCTTCTAATTCTTCTTCTACTGGTATATTTTTCCCAATATTATCAATAATTTCATCATTATCAATTTCTTGAATATTTGGGAATGTATTTTCATCAATTTTAATATCTAAATTTAGTATTACATCTTTCGTTTGGTCTTCGCGTAATTTATTATTTAATACATGGCATAATGATTCATATTTTTTAAGTTCTGTTTGTGAACGTTTGCAAAATTTTACATATTGTTCTAATTCACTTAATAGTTCTTCCGAGATCCAGGTTAAATTAATAAAAAGCCCATTATTATTGCGCGTATATGTACATCCATGAGAATGTATCATTTTAAATATTTCTTCCATTTCATTTTCACTTATATTTTCAACAGCTGTAACAAAATGTTTACATCTTTCATAATGTGTTTGTGACATATTGATGTCCTATTATATATATAAAGTGCTTAATATCTTAAATACATATTTCTATTCATATATTTCTATTCTTCATAATATATATCTGCTCCACCATCTTCTTCATAATCATCGTCTCCACCTAATTCTTCTTCATCAAATTCTTCATCTGCATCTTCAACCGCATCATCATCTGCATCTTCATCAATAATAACAGATTTAGTTTTCTCTTCAGAAACTTTTCTAGAAGATCCATATTGTACAGGCATATCATCATCACTTAATTCTTCATCTTTCAAATCTTCTTCATCAATTGAATCAATATCACTTACATCAGCATCTTCTTCAATTTCGCCAAGGGCATCAATCTCATTTAAACTGTTCACCTTATTTGTTTTTTGTTTTACACAACGTCCAATAATAGAAATTTTATTATCATTTAATTGAAATTTTTTTCCCATAATCATGACATTAACATTATCACCAATTTCAACTTCATCAATGTTTATTTCAGATAAAATACCAGCAGCCTTTTTAGGGATAATAATATCAAGAATAGGAATTTTTTCATTATCAATAACCATCATACCTTCCGCAAGAAGACCTAATGTATTTTTGTTTTTAACGCGTGCTTCAACAATAAGCCCTTTTGGTGGATTACATACTTCACCTTTACAAATCATATCAAAATGAATATGTCCATTAAAATGTTGTTTAATAAATTTACCTGATGATCTTCGCACTATTTCAAGTGATCCAGGTTTAATATACCCATGTCTTGTACAAATACCTTCAAGTTTTGATTGAAGCTTATCTTGAATTATTGTATTAAAATCATCGATTAAATCATTTGGTGTAAGTTCGATACTTGTTTTAAAACGAATTGGTAAAAACATTTATTGACTCTTGTAACACTTCTATAAAGATGCTTTCATTTTTTTAAGTAGGTTTCCATTCAGGATAAAGTAATAAGGCACCTTTACGAAACATTTCAATACCTAATGTAATACATATTCCACTTTTAACACTACTTTCTGGTTTTTTTATTTTAAAACTTTCTAATAATTCATTAATTTCATTCCATTTTTTAGTTGAACATTCTGCGCCCTTCCCTGGTTGCGAACCGGCACTAATTATTTTAAGTTCATTTCGTAATGGTTCATTTGAATTCTTTTTATTACGTGGAAATAACATTCCATATATTGTTTTTGTAGGTTTTTGATACTCAATACGTCCTGATTTTATTTGACGTATTTCTAATTCTGTTGCATTACGATAGCTCTTTGCTTTGGGGTCATATATAATAACTTCAAATTGAGTCGTATTAAATATATTCACATATCCACCATATTTAAATCCAGGTGTATATATAATTCGTGAAAGTTCATTAGTTTTTACTAATGCTCCAGTTTTTGCAAGATATTCTGCAAATCTATCAATAATAGGTGACCTTGTTTCAATACATCGCTTTGCTAAAATTGGCCAACATAACGAATCTATATCAGTATATAATTTATATGTAGCTACAAAGAAATCTTCAGAAGGATTATTTGCTTTTGATAATAATAAATCAATATTACATTCTGGTTGTACATCTTTTGTTTTTAATGCTCCTTCACTTGATGGGAGTTTTATTTCAGTTTGTGTAATTTTTTCAAGTTCTTTTTCAATACGTATACCATGTACATATGGATATATACGATAATTTGGAATAATATGTGCAGGATATATTATATATTGAATTGTTGAAAACGCTATTGTTTTATTTACTTGAAGAATTTTTTGAAGATCTTCAAATGATATATATTCAGCCTTTGTTTTAGATATATAATTGATAATTTTTGAAATAAGTGTTGGTAATATATTTTGATATACATCAGAACGAATTATTAAATTTTTATTACTGGTTTGTTCTTGGATATTTATACATTTTGGTTTATCATCAATAGAATCGCCATATGCATATGTAATTGTTTTACCTTGCGATGTTTGCATTTGTGATGTAAATTGAAAGATTTCTTTTGGATAATAATTGATATTTAACATAAGTGAACAATCTAGTGATGCATTTCGAATAACTTCTTCAGCTTTTTGCATTTCAAAAAGTTTACGTGCAGAAATCTTATAATCATACATATCTGCTGTATCATTTGTTTTTGTTGAACTTACTGTTGTATGTAAATATACAGTTACATTGCGTTTTTCTAATGGTAATCCACTATGTGAACATGTTCTAATTGTTCTACCAATGACTTGTTCTAATCGATTCATATGATACCATGGGTCTAAAACATGTATTTCGCGAATGTTTTTAAAATTAAGACCTTCTGCTGCAATTGGAGTCATAAGTACCACTTTAATTTTTTGCCCATTCATATTATTTTTATTATTTACTTTATCAAGAATATCATTTATTTTACTACTTCCCATAACAGATACATCGCCAGATAATATTGCATATGTTGGGTTTATTATGCCTTCATATTTTACTTTCGCCACATTTTTAACTTCGGAATCTTTTAATTGTAATGGTGTCATTTGTAATAATGGCTGAACACTTGATGTAGATATATATCTTTGAAAGCCCATATGTTCAAGTGCAATAGCACATGGTATTATACCTGCCCAAACAAATTGTGAATATAATACTACAACACCTTCACTGGAACGTATAAAGTCACATATTCGCAATATTTTTGAGGCAATTTTACCAATACGTTCTGGTGTTGGTAGTAAAGACTTTTCTTTTCCAGGAATATACTCAACACTTAATTGGTCTCTTTCTAATCTTCTAAAAATCTTTTTAAATCCATCTTCACCATGTGAATTTTGAGGATAGGTAATATTTGTTAATTCAAGTAAAACTTGTAAATTTTTTATTTCTTTTCCTCCAGCTTTTGTACTTTCATGTAAAATACCTTGTTGTTCTGTACCAATGAGTGTTGGTACAAGACCATCACGTATATCTTTTGCCCATGAATCTGTAATAAGTGCTGTATTATTTACTGATGGTGAAAATCTTATAGGAAATGTAAATGGATTACTACCTTTTATATAACTAATATATTCATTTGATAAAACTTTTAATAATTCAAATGATTGAGGGTCTTGAATAGAATTTACTTTAAATAGCTTTTTATTTTGCATGTTAATTATATCTGTACGTTTATCATTTTTAATAAGAAGTGATAATAACCAAAATATTTCATTTGGTTCATTATACATTGGGGTTGCACTCAATAATACAAGTCTATTTTGTTTACCCTTTTCTATTAATTTTACAAGTGCTTCTGCAGCAGCTTTTTCAGTTTCATTTTGACGTAAATTATGTGCTTCATCAACAATTATTGTTTTATTTTCTATTGGAGCCCCATTATGTTTTTCAATATATTTCACTAAACCTTCATAAGTAATAAATTGATATCGCGAATGTATAAGTGCATGAATGCGTTTTTTAATAATTGTGCGGTCTTTAGTACCATATATAAGACGTCTATATATATCTTCTGTACATTGATTTTTTAACGATTCTTCACCATAATCTAAATAGCGAGTATATGCAAATATCTGTTCTTCAAAAGATGCTTGTAATGCAGCAGGTGAAATAACTAATATACGAGGTTCTTCTTTTTGAGAATGATCAAGCAATAATGATTCGGCAATTGTAATTGCTGAGCACGTTTTACCGCTCCCCAAACCATGAAAGAGTAGTAGGCTTTTATATGGTGAACGACGAGAGAGGTAGTGTTGTACAAAATGTTGATAGAGTGTTTTTTCAAAGCCAGTACAAGCATTTTGCACATATCTTTCAAATTCTTCCGTTGAGCGTATCGGTGGAAGAGGCTCTTTATAATATAATTGATATTCTGGTAAGTTAGCAAGACGTTTTCCAAAATTATCTTCACCATGTTCTGGGAAAATAAGCTGAAAGTCTGTAGTTCTATTTTTTTCTGAAGTCATTAAATTAATTACTTCACCCTATAAAAAGAAAGTGTAAAAATTATTTGTTAATTATGTGTAAATTCTGTTTTCATTAAATAAAAATAGATATCTGTACAAGCACGTACATCATTATCTGCTCTATGCATTTCTCCTTCTGGAGGGCGATGAAAACAGCGCTCATATAATGCTGCTAATTTTGGCCATCGTTGTCCAGGAAGTGTACCCATTAACATTGTACAATGTTTTTCACATGCATTCCACATGCTTATCATTTCAGTAATTTTAGCGTGGTCTATATCTGTGTCTGGGTCAGGTCCATTTAATGTTGCAGCGGCTTGTGCACGATATAATTCAGCAAGTATAATATCACTATCAAATTGCATATTATGTGCAACAATTATTGGTTTGTGTTCTAATAACGTATATAAATTTTTTAAAAAATAGTTTAATGGTACACCTTCTGCATGAGCGCGTTCAGTTGATATACCATGTATGTTTACGACAACTTCTGGAATTTCAAAACCATCCGGTTTAATAATATGTGATTTTTGAATAATGCGCTCTTTTCTTTCGTAAGCATTATACATTTCCCAAGCAACTTGTACAAGTCGGGCTGTATCCCAATTTTTATAATTACTTGATGTACAACCACGTGTAAAACATAATCCTGTTGTTTCAGTATCAATTATTAAAATATGCTTATTTGAAATATCAAATGTAAGCATAGTATTTGCTGCGGTTATATTACCATTTGCAGTAGTAGGTACATTTTCACTATATGACTTTCTTTTCTGCATTATTATAATTAAAGTCTACAAATCCTTAAACGCCCGGAAGATTTAGTTTTTCTAATATTTTATAGTGTACTTCTTTAAATATTTTTTTGCGTTCTGTATTATGGTCACGTATATGTGATATTGCTTCATCATACGTAAACCATTCAATTGACCTAACTTCGCGTGCTTGACTAATATTTGTAGTATCAACAAGTATAGATTTATCGCCATATGTTGTAATATTTCCAACATAATATACATGACGATATAATACAAAATTAGTACCAAAGAATACTTCTTCATACCGATTTAATTCAGGGACTATAATTACATCTGTTGATGGTAATCCAGTTTCTTCACTAAATTCTCGTAAAGCACAATGAATATCTTCTTCACGAATTCGCCGTCGGCCTTTTGGAAATCCCCATTCTGGTTCGTTAAAAGTTGATACAGAAGATTGTATCAAAAATTGCATGTTTATATATTTTGTTTCATAAAAAAACCCCTTTTTTAATGTTATAAATTTTGTTTTTGCTTGATTAAATTCTGCAGTATGACGTTGAATATTTGGTTGATACCACACATGATTCCACAATTCTTCAAATTGTGTAGATAATAATATATCTCTTTCTCCATGTGTCATACCACTTAATAATTGCCGAATATAGTCAATATTTTTTAAATCATATTTCCCCCTAATAAATTCCATGAAACATAAACTATCTTTTCTTTGAATCATAAGATACTCTATATGTTTTGTTTCAGGATGTTGCCGATAACAAATAATTCCAAAACTACTAATTGGATGAGGACAGTCTTTATATAAATGTCCAATATGACCACAATTTCGACATGTATGTGGTCTAGCGAGCGTGCTAAGTTCTATATTTGATGTTAGTCCAATCGATGAATGAACTAAAAGATCTGGTAAGAAATCGAATATATTTGATGTTTGCATACATATACACTTATGCATAAAAAAAGTACGTTTTGTTCTTAAATCATTTCTTGGATTTAATAATAGGAGAGGACAATAGCTATGGGAATTAATCCGACAGTATTTGGTCCATATGTATGGGCTGCTATACATTTAATTTGCTTAGGTGCACCAACACATTTAAATGAACATCAAAAAACAAGTTATAAACATTTCTTTACATTATTACCGAGTGTATTACCATGCCGTAGTTGTGGTGATCATTTACAAGAAAATCTACAAAATCTACCAATTGATAATAATTTAAATACATCTGATGAATTATTTACATGGTCGGTTAAATTACATAATTTAGTGAATAAACAATTAAAAAAACAATCTATTTCTGAAAGTGATGCTAAAAAATTTTGGTCTTCTGGACCACAATGTTTAATACAAACTACTGGACAGTCTTCATATATGTCATCAAATGTGACATCAAATTTATATTATATTATAATATTACTTATTGGAATAATTATTGGAAGTGTTTTAAATAAGCTGTGTTTTAAACAAATTTCTAAAAAATAAATTATTTTTTTTACTACATTTATTGAGATGGTGATGGTGTTACAAGTTTGCTTAATCCATATCCTGGTGGAACAGAAGTGTTACCATTAGTAGCATTTTGTCCATATCCTCCAGGAAGTCTTGATGCAGTGTCGCCATTAATAAATTTTTCACGAATCATATATTGGTTTCTTAATCCAGGATCAGATAATGGTGCAAGATCTTCAGCGACATCTATTGATGCACTAGAACCATAGTTTATAACTGGAGGTTGTGAAGGACTTGCTACTGCTGCATTAAATGGATAGTTCCCGGGATAATCACGAATTACATTATTTGCACCTGAGCGATTGGCATTATGTGTCGCACCAAATGTTTCTTGGTTTAAAAAGAGTGATTGTATTGAAACTGCAACGATTACAACGCTATATATTATAATCATTACACTCATTAACCAAGCATATAATGAACACCACCAACGCTTATTATTATTACCCGCACCAGTTACTAAGCAAGTCAGTTGTAATAAAGACAGTAATATACCTGGAATACTTAATAAGCAAATCAGTATAATGAAGATGAATTTTTGGGATATTGGCATTGCATCTGCACCGAATATAATCGAAAGTGAAACTACTGCGACAGCAGATACAATTGCAATAGCAGCGTATCTTGATTGTGGAGAACCAACAAATACAGATGAAACAGTCATTGATACGAATCTACTAATTCGTAATATAAAAAAATCATACACATATTATTTAATTTATTGACTTTCCCAACCAGCTCCGGCATTTGCTGCAGTGAATGGATACACCTGCGATTCTTCGGTGTTACGAATTATAAGACCAGATTGATAATTACGATAGTCTTCTTTATCTGGGTTTGCACTATTTGCTGCACTTGAATTATAATTGAATTGGTTCACTGGTAAACCTCCAGATAAGTAATCATTTAATCCTCCAAGTGGATTATTTAATCCTGCAAGTGGATTTTGTACTACCGGTTGGGCGACTGCTTGGGCGACTGGTTGGGCGACTTGTTGGCTGGGTGGTTGACTGGGTGGTTGAGTAACCGCTCCTTGAAGTGATTTTTGAGCGATGGTTGTTGCATTATTTACTGCAGTAGTAAAATTTGCATCAGTAAATTTTTCTACATCTTGGGAAAGACGTTTACTGGTAAATACACTTAAAATTGCTACTGCAATGAGTAATACGCAATACACAATTAACACTGCAGTTATTAACCATGCATAGAGTGAACACCACCAGCGTTGGTTTCTTAGTCCGGCACCGGTTTCTAAACATGTTATTTGGAATAAGGAATATAATACTCCTGGAACACTTACTAATACTAAAAGTAAAATAGCACCTATTTTTTGCCCAAGTGGCATAGATTCTTTACCGAAAAGAATGGAAACACTTACACATATTAATGCAAGTATAATAGCGGATGCAGCATATTTTGATTGAGGAGCACCCATAAAAATATTTTTAAGACCCATTGTATCGCGATAGTATTCTATATTACTAAGAATACTATTTTTTCAGGAAAGTATTTAAACATTACTACATTAAAAATTGATAAGAACACTTTCTTTAAAGTTATTTTTGATATAGTAATATGGGTATTCCTCATTATTTTCATGTCATTACAAAAAATTATCCTGGAGTTTTACATCTAACAAAACCTGTAGAATGTAATCATTATTTCCTTGATTTTAATGGACTTATTCATCATTCTGCACATGAAATTATTAAAAATTATGTACCGGATGAAAATGAAGGAGCTTTTGATAAAGATGTATTTGAAAAAAATATATTAGAAGATTGTTGGAAATATTTCAATTATTGTGTCGGGATATCTGTGCCAACATCAATGGTTCATATTTGCGTTGATGGAGTAGCACCTATTGCAAAAATGAATCAACAAAGAAAACGCCGATTTCTTTCGGTATTTCAAGCAAAATTAAAGAATGAACAGCGTCTTTGGGATACAAACGCAATTAGTCCAGGAACTCATTTCATGTCAAAATTAAAAGCTTTTTTAAGCGGAAAAATACGTGACACTCGTTCAAAATGTATTTATTTTCTAAGTTGTGCAGACGAGCCTGGTGAAGGTGAACATAAAATTATGGCACGTATTGCCTCTCTTGGACCAGATGAGACTGTCTATATATATGGTCTTGATGCAGATTTGATTATGTTATCACTGCTGTCTCACCATAAACATATATATCTTATGCGTGAACCACAGCATACTGGTGGTGAAGTTACAATTCATAAAGATAATACAGAAGATGGATTTATTTATCTCGATATAGATGCTTTGCGTAGTGCACTTATTCAAGAATTACATATGACATATAAATGGCCATTATCTGCAGAATGCAAACAAGATTCTTATTCAACTGATGCAAAAAATTGTATTGAAACATATGTTATTATGTGTTTCTTATTGGGAAATGATTTTCTTCCACATATTCCATGTTTATCACTCAAGAAAAATGGACATAATCGTATATTGGCAGCAGTCGCAGATGCTTGGAAAATATATGAACGACCATGTGTTGAAAATGGAGTTATTCATACTGCTTTTCTTCTCCATGTTCTTCAAACTTTAGAAAAAGAGGAAACATCACTGACTCTTCAAATGAACGCCGAATATTTGAAAAAACAACCATTTAATAATCGCGAAGAAAATGCAGATCCATCATTCTGTTATCCTCTACAACAAAAATATAAAGACCCACTTGCAGAAGCTATATATAAAATACCATCTCAAAATATTTCATCTCATTGGCGTTCTATGTATTATAAACATATGTTTCACACAAAAACTACAAACGCTTTATCAAAAATAATTACTGATTCTTCACGACTATATCTCAATGGTGTATATTGGACATATGCATATTATAAACGTCTTCCTCGTGATGCAACATGGTATTATCCATTTGGATATTCTCCAACAATTCAAGATCTTGCAAATACTCTTCAAGCAAATGTAAATGATTGGGATAATCTTTTACCACAATGGAAAGAAACAGGAACAACTCAAGGCTTTGTAGATTCGGTTGTACAGCTTCTTTCAATATTACCTTATGAAAGTAAAGAACTTTTCCCATATAATGTACAAAAATTACTTATAGATCCGGTATATGGATGTGCACATTTATTTCCGCAATCTTATCCAATTCAAACATATCTTAAAACACATTTATGGGAATGTACTCCAATATTACCTCATCTTGATATTCCACTCATTCAAACATGTATTAAAGAATTTGTTTAATATAAAGAAAAAGGAATTAAATATCACAATAAATAATGACAGAGAACACACAAAAATCACCAATTGAATCTTTATATGAAGACCCTTGTTTTATTGTATCTATTGATAGATGTATAAATAGATATGATTTTGCTTATAAAAATGTTTCAGATGCAGGATTCAAAAATATTACGCGTTTTGTAGGTGTTGATGCAGCAGTCGATAATTTAGAACATGCATGGGCAGTCCATGGAAATCCCAAATTAAATGAAAAAGACACTGAATTTGTGTATGAATGGAAAGGTAAACAGGGGTGCATGTTATCTCATTTAAATATATGGAAACAAATTATTGATAATAAAACACCTCGTGTAACAGTATTTGAAGATGATGTACGCTTTCATTCAGAATGGAAACTATTTGCACCTCAATATATGCAACATACACCAAATGATTATCATATTTTATATTTAGGATCTCAAATCGAATTACCAACGCCACATCTTATTGCTATTGTACCAGTATATTGTACACATGCATATGTTATAACATATGAAGGTGCAAAACATTTATATAATTTAATTATGACAAGTCCAGGAGGAGTATATACTATTGATATAATGTTTTATGATCTTATGTGGAAAGCTATGTATAATAGGTCATATAATCCATTTATATGGTATGTATGGAATGGAACTCAAATACCTGATCAAAAATATCATACACGTGATCCATCAAAACAAAAACGAAATCAAGGACTTGTATTTCAAGATGATATATTTGAAAGTGAAGTTAAAAAATATCCATTTGGAAAAGCATAATTAATATGTTGTTTTAGATAATTCAGCATTTTGTTGCATAAGTCCTCTTAATCTGCTCGTCGGTTGAAAGCCTTTGAGTGGTGAAAGTGGTGAATCTTCAATATGTACAATAGTTTCATTTTGTTTAGTACTATTTTTACTAATAGAATCATCATTATCACCATCATCATTATCACCATCATCATTATCGCTATATTCTTCACGTTGAATCGGTGCTGGTTTATCTTTCTTTTTCATATGGGTTTTAATTTTATCTAAAATTTCATCATTCTTATTAGAAACACTTGCAGCAGTTTCATCATCAAATTCAAGTGGTGGTGCTTGATAAACTATTGCTTGATATCTACTGAAACAATCACGTAAGAAAGTTATACCATTTGCTTCTCTATTTTCAATCGGTATTGATAATTCACATTTAATATCATCTCCTAATTTTTTAAGACCAGTCGATACTGTTAATGCACGTGAAACTGTATCAGCAATTTTAATATATGATTCATACGTTTGAATCATTGCAATGCAAACGTTGATAAGACCAACAACTATACTCACATATTTTTGTAATTCACTTGGAAAACTTTGGGTACCAAAAGATGCTACACCAGAGAATGATGATAATACAATTGCTGGTAGACGTAAACGCGACTGTGTTTTATGAGAAACACGATATAATGTCATATATGTTTCAGAAAGTTCATTACAAACTTTACATAAATTTTTAAGAAATTTTTCTTCTTTATCGTACCAGATAAAGTGTACTTTTTGTACAGTTGATAAATCACCCATACTATTATTTAATTCTTATATTATGTAAATAAAAATAATACGTTCTTCTTGTTAAGGACAAATAAATGAAAATACCAAAAACTATAGATGATTTTTTAAAATTAATTGTTAAAAATTATCCAAAATTAAACGCAGCTTCGGATTATTCATTATCTATAAAAAATACATCGATTGAAATAATTACATTTTTACAAAAAGAATTTGCACAATCAAAGTTTACATTAAGTAGTGATATCATAGGTCCATTTATACATGACTCATCATCAACACATATTATACTTAAAGTGGGTCAAATTACATTCAATTGTGTAGGACCAAAAAATGATTTACCACCTGTACTATTATTATTACGAATCATAAAACGTTGTATATGTATTTTAAATATTTTTAAAATTGATAAATCATATACATTATGGTTACTACCTATTCATTATCCGCGTTTTTTTCCAAATGATACAAAGGTTCAACCAGAAAATATCAATGGAGGATATACATATATGAATGGAACAACTATATTTGTTTATAGATTTGAGGAATGTGCTAAAGTATTTTTACATGAAATTTTACATCATTCAATATTCGATACGCATTTTAAATGGAATTCTGAACAAATTAATCGTATTAAATCACTTTGTTCAATACACGCCGATGTTGTATTAAATGTGAATGAGGCAATAATTGAATTTTGGGCAGTATTTTTCGAAACTTGTTTTGTATCATTTGAATATGCATTACCAGTTAAAATGCTAGTTAAAAAAGAACAAGAGTGGTCTTTCAAACAATCACAAAAGATGCTTCATTTTCAAAAACAACATTTTGAAAAAGGTGAATGGAAAGAAACAACAAATGCATATTGTTATATTATTTTGAAATCAATATTATTATTAAATTATGCAGATTTTATACGCTTACAATTACCATATTCAACTGAAACATTATGTAATTTTATTATTGATAATTCATCAGTAATATTAAAAGAAAAACAGAAAAATTTAAAATTAAAAAATATTACAGATTCTTCTATGAGAATGACAATGTTTGGCGATATTTAATTTGTAGCATATTCTGCAATATAAAATTGATATGCTACTGGAACTGGTCCACTTGATTCAACTAAATTACCGGTTGCAAATTGTTGTTTAAACTGTGGATTTTGTGAATTTGGTGCAACCCATGTCCATGGAACATAGGAGTTTTTACCACAATCTCTAAATGCACCTACACTAGAGCCAAAGTCATCATAATTACAAAATTGAAATCTATTTGTGTCATTTTGAAGATCACTTAATGTACTATATAAGTTGAAATCTGTCCCCATATTATTATTTGCACTTGCCCATACTTTAAGTAAGGTGTCATACATTGAAAATCCACTTGGTATAGTTGATATACGTTTATAATAGATTTGTTCCCATTGGTTATTATCAAATCTTTTACGTAAAATTACATGTGGACCATTATTAAATTTGGCATCAAATGCTGCTTTACCAATATCAGTATTTGAAACACCTTGTGTATTACCTTTTGAAAATCCAAGAGTCCATGTCCATGCTGTATTATTTTTAACATATGTTTGACGCACAGAAATATTTTGTTGTCCAGGTCCATGTAAATAATTTTGTGCAGTTGTAAGATTTGCTTCATTTGTAGTACCTTTAACCCAGCACTCATTTGTATTTGTTGACACTGTAAACGCAAGAGCACCACCTGTTTGATTTGCATATTGTGCACATTGTTGTGGGTCCTTTGTGCCATAATATCCAAGATCAAATCCTGAAAATCCAACTGCTGCTGGATCACCAGTATAATCAGTATTTGGATGTAAGGTATATTTACCAGTAATATAATCTGGTGGAGGTGGTGGAGGTGGCGGAGGTGGTGGTAATGTTGTACCAAATGACCATTTTACATTATTATTTGCATCAAGTATTTGTAAATCTCTTGAATTTTGAATTTGAAGTTTATAGCTCCCATTACTAAGTGGTGAACCATTCCAGCTACTTGCCCATACTGCTGAAGTTGTAGGGTTCATTACTGGGTCTGGCATTCCGGATGCAGGTAATGGATATTCAACTAAATTTGCATCACTTTGCATAATAATATATCCACCTGAACCAGAATTTCGTGGAGTATTTATAGTTTTAACTATAACACCATTGCTTTGAATTACTTGTAATTGTTTATTTAAATATCTACATGTATACAATCCATTTGCACTTGTGATTGCCATACCATTTAAAAGAACTTTACCTTGTGGTAAAGTATCATTGGCAATTTGTGCAGAAGGATTACTAATATAAGATTGTCTTCCACTATTTGGAGTACCAGAACCACTCATGATGCTCTTAACAAAACATCCTGGTCCATATCCATCAGTTGTAACTACATAACCTACTGAATTATTTACCATATTTGCAAAATTTGCGCATTTTGTTGGGAGGTCACCAGGATTCATTTGTAAAGTCGCAATATCATTTCCACCATAATCAGTATTTGCTTTTGCTGAATATCCTGAAATATTCATTACTTTATTTGGTATTGAAACACCTGGTTTAGTATATAAAGTAAGACCAGTTGGATTTCCAGTTTGATTACCACATCCTGTACCATATATACTGAATGGTATATTTTGATTAGTAGAAGAACCTAACCAACAAGTGCCATTTTTATCTAGACCAAAAGTATCATTATTTTGTTGGGCTGCTGCTTGAGCGCATGCGAATTCGGTGTGATTTGTGCCTTGATTACTTGGTAATATATGTCCTGAATTATAATCACAGTAAGACCCAATATTCTTCCAACTATTCATAGTTTGTGCAGTATTTAAATACCCTTGTACTTGAGCTAATGCTGTAGCAGATGTTCCCATTTCTGATGTATATGTTTGTTGTAAAATAATAAGGTTATTTAAAATAGTTGATAATGTAGGATTATTTACATAAGTAGTTACTGGATTACCAACTGTAAGATTACCAATCGAAACATATACATTTCCATCATTTGAAATTGAATTCCAAGGGACTGCAGATGATGGGAATGTATTACCAATTATAGTATTTATAACTACATTTGGGGTAATTAAACCTGAATAATTATTACCAATATCTATTAACATTTCAATAATATATTGTTGTAAAAGTATATTTTGAGTTATAGCATCTATATTTTTAACAAGTGCAGCTTCTGCTGCAATAGTATTATTATCATCAGTAATATCTTTTGTTAGATCATTACTACTAATAGATGTAGCACTTTGTAATGCGGCATTATCAGCAGTTGATATAGCTAAGTCAGTATTAAATGTAGCTAATAATTGCGCATTTTGTGCAAGTAAACCAGTTGTTGGTTGTCCATTTACAGTAATTGCTAATCCTGTAGTTGAAGAATTACCTAATTGTGTTTGTAGCTGAGTTAACATATCTTGCATTTTACTTAAAGTTATATTAGCTAACTGAGCAGCAACTGCACCACTTCCAAAAAGAGCTGCATCCAAAGGATCTCCAGCATCTTTAAATAATTTTATTGCAATTGAATTTGCATTTTGAATAACTGGATCATTTTGAAATAATTTACCTATTAAATTTTGAGATGTTAGACCAATATCAGATAAACAAAATGTCCCTTGATTATACATAAATGTTGATGCAGCAAGAACACGCCCAGTCTTTTTAAATGGGTCTTGTGCATTTGCTTTCCAACAAATATCAGTTTTAAAGTTATAGATTTTTGCATTTAGAAAATTGCTTGGACATATTTGAACTGGTGCAGTAGTACTACTCATATAAAATAATTTTGAGCATACCGTAGTCATATCAGCAAATGGTTCAAGATATCCAGTATTTGGATTGTAGGTAACTGCTGAAAAATTTTTAATATTATTATTTTTATCAATATTAAATACTAAAAATGTATTATCAGTTGGCATTGGACCATTATGTACGATTGTTTGTAAGGGTGTGAAATTTTTTGGACCACAAATAGATGAATTTAAACTGTCTGGGTTATTTGCGGTTGCACTTGTTGGTTCTACAGCTGTTAAAGTATTAAATGATACTCGTGCAAATTTATCATCTGCTGAAAATAATGTTGCTGTACCAGCTGGTTGTACTGCAGATTGATTTATAGTTGAAGTTGTTGCAAAAGGCGGACCATTGGGTGGAGCATATAAAGATTCAGCGGTTTGAGTTGATTGTAAAGGATAGTAACAAAATGCCCAATTTTGAATATCAGATGTATTCGGTGTTATAGAATTTGGACTTAATAATGGGGGTTTTTGTCCAACGTAATTATCATTTGGAACTGACCAATTTAATAAATTTACTTTACACATACCACCTGGTAAAGGTGCTGAAGCAGGTTGATCTGGGAGTCCACGATATTTTACATACCAAGTATTAATATTATATAATTCAAGTTCACGTGAACCAGAAGCTGCACTTGCACTAGCTACAACATTCTGTTGTGTTAAATATGCTTTACGTTGTGCCATTGCTTCTGGAGGATGGTCAAAAAACCCAGCATCACATAAATTTCTTAATTTTGCATCTGTTGTAGTATCTGGATCAGATAGTTGATATACGCCACATGAACTAAGTTGTTGGTTATTTGCTGAATTATTGTCAGGATTAATATATTGGCTCGTATCAATACTTGTTGTAGATTGGGCAGTTGTATCTACAGTATTAATATTTGGTTGCACATTAATCACTGCATCAATATTTGTTGGGTCAAATGATGATGCATCAGGAACAATTGAATTTAGAATTGAATTTGTATCATCTGTTGAAGATGTGTTTCCTGCATTCGGATCTGAACCGTCAAATTTTTCAACATTATATTTTTGATAAAGTAAAACTACAAGTAATATAACTAATAGTAATATAAATGCATATCCTGCAAAATTTTGATTTTTACCCATTAATATAAACTCTACTATTACACAAGAAAAATGAAGAGGATATAATATATTTTAGGGGGTTAATTAATTATTTAAAAGCTGTGCTATTATGCAAGATATATCTACATGCCAATTGATGATATTGACTATTTGAAACAAAATAGTGTTAAAAAATCATTTCAATTCTTAATAGATAGTAAAGATCGTGACCACATTGCATATCCAGAACCCTCATCATATTCAATAACTTTTGATGTTCCATTTTATAATGTCGCCGGATTTCAACTTATTGATGCAACAATACCAAGAACAATGTATAATATTGATGTAACTCAAAATGCCTTATCATTTTATATATATTCTAGTAATGTTGATATTACTCAAGTACATACTTCGAATTATTCTGGTGCTTCCGGAGATAGAACAATTCAAATTGGTGATTATACAATTCAAACATTAACATCTGCTTTAAATGGAAATGTATGTGATACTTATAATAATTATTACTTAACTCCAGTATTAGGTATGACTGCTGCTGGAACAAATAATGCAGCACAAATAACTGCTCAACCACTTACAGTACCTGCAGAATTACAAAATGTTTTACAATTTACATGTCCATATCCATTTGCATTTGATATGAAAGCAACTACTATGGCAGAGAGTTTAGGATTTGATATTCTTCCACAAGCAAGTGAATCAAGTTCTCCATATCCTAGATATTCAAATATTCAATGTAAACCTCTTATTGACTATGCAAATACAACTTCAAATTTATCTTATATTAATAATAAATTATTTGCAAGTGTATATAATAGTTTTACACAACAATATGAATTAACAGCACCAGGTATGTATTCTCTATTTGGTGATAGAACAATTATTGTAAGATGTCCAGAAATAGAAACACATAGTTTTGGATCTCTTGCATACACAAAGCATTGCTTAGGTGTTGCAAAGATTCGTTTGGGTGTTATAGGTTACAGTGATAATAATACTGTAACAACGCTACCTTTACGGGAATTTCATCCAATTGGTAAATTACCAAAATTATCATTTCGATTTGAAAGACTTGATGGAAGTTTATATAATTTTAGAGGTACGAATCATACTATGACATTTGCAATTTATTATTATGAACCGGTGCCTCAATTACATTTTACACAATCAATATTAAATCCAGAATATAATCCAAATTTTATTGAGTATTTTCATCGTAATGTTGAAGATGAAGATGAAGAATCAGATGACCAATCAGAAGATTATAATAGAGATAGCCCTCCAAATTATAAAATTGTTGAAGCACGACATTTACCAGAATCTATACAACAACTTGATGAAGAAGCTAAATACCGTTTTAATCTTGGGAATTCAGACGATTCATAAATTGTTTGAGATATTTTTTAGATGGTAAATACTCTTGTGTTAGCTCATTATATGATATATGTTCTTTTTTACTTATCTCTTTCAGTAAGACTTTATTTTGTTCACGTATAATTTTATATAATATTTCAAAATATGTTTGAGACCATTCCATTATATGCTTATATATTGAATACTTTTCATGTATAAATAATACAAATCATTTTTTATAAAGCTTTATTAAATAAAAAAAATATATATATATATTTAAATTTTATAAAAATCCTATAAGAAAAAAGAATATAAAAGAATAATAATAGTATACTATAATAGTAAACCTAAGAATACCCGGAATATCATGATTCATAAATGTCCCAAGTGTGCATATATGTCTATGTTAAAAGCTAATTTGACACGTCATTGTATAAGAATCCATTCATTGTATGAAAATGTCGAAATAGAAAATGGAGAAAACTTTGCAATAGTGGAAGGAAATATTGCTAATATGGGAGAAAACTTTGCAATAGTGGAAGGAAATATTGCTAATATGGGAGAAAACTTTGCAAATGATGGAGAAAATATAGCATCAACAACTATATCATTTCAGTGTAATAAATGTAACAAAATAATGTCTTCAAAACAATCATTACAAAGACATATTACTATTTGTAAGGGTATAACGAATCCGTTAGAGTGCCATCTATGTCATAAAGTATTTGCATTTACACAAGGTAAAATAAAACATCTTAAAAAATGTATCAGTATACCTATTGAAGAAATACTTGAACCACAACCTATTCAATATAAGAAAAAACAAATACCTCAAAGTGTACGTATTGCAGTATGGGACAAATATATTGGTAGAGCTGTAGGAGAAACTAATTGTACGGTGTGTAATACAACTAAAATTTCACAATTTAATTTTCATTGTGGTCATGTAATTGCTGAAAAGAATGGTGGAGATATATGTATAGAAAATCTAAAACCAATATGTAAATCATGTAATTCATCAATGAGAACAATGAATTTAGATGAATATAAACAACAATATTTTAAATGAAAAGAATATAAAAGAATAATTATATATACATGTATAGTATAGGGTGGAATATCCTGAATAAATGATTCATAAATGTCCCAAGTGCAATTATTTAACTACACTTAAATCAAATTTAACACGCCATGTCGTCAGAATCCATCCGGTTGATAAAATACCTGCAGAAAAAATTGCAGAAATGGAAGAAAATATTGCAGAAATAGAAGAAAATATTGCAAATTCTGGAGAAAATATTGCAACTCACAAAAATAGTCAATGTGAACGATGTACTAAGATATTATCATGTAAAAAAACATTGATGAGTCATATCAAGATATGTAAAGGAGTTAAAAATCCATTAGAATGTCATAACTGTAATACTGTATTTTTAAATCCTTCAGCTAAATCACGTCATTTAAAATCTTGTACAGAATCAACTGCATTGGTAGTAAGTCAACAAGACCCATCAACTATAACTAATATAGATAACTCTCAAACAGCTGACACTATCAATAATAATATAACTAATAACAATATTATTACCAATAATATAACTAATAATATAATTGTTTATAATGATACAAATATAGAATTACAAGATAACCATATTACAAAGAAAGACTTAAAACGTATATTTAATGGTGCAACTACACAAACAGTACAATCTATAATGCAATATGCTCAAAAATTACTTGAAAATATAGATAATCGCTGTATACAAAAGAAACATTTAACAAATAGTTATTGTAAAGTGCATACTGGTAATGGAGTATGGGAAACACGTCCTGAAACCGCTGTAATTGACCGTTTTTCACAAGATGTCGCTATAAGTGCCAATGATAAACTCTATGTTCATCCAACAATTGGCAAAGATAATTTGCGTAAAGAAATAACCGAACTTGCATCAGAACCAGAAGATGTACACTCGTCTGCTCTTCATGTTCGACGCGAAATGAAAGCACTTATATATGATATTTCAAAACAATTATAATTATTTAAAGAAAAATAAAACAATATAGTAAGTAAACAACACAAATGTCATTACAATGTGTGTTGTTAGAAACACCATCATCCGGAAATGAAAATAGCACTATTTATGAAAAATATGCAAAAGCCTGTTTACGCGATTCCCTATTACGTAATGAAGCACCATTTTCTGCTTATTTATTATATAAACAATCTGGTATAATCTCTGAAGATTCATCTATTGAAAAAACACGTAGTGTTGAAGCAGAATTGTCCTGGAGTAAAGTATGTAGCAAAGTAGTCGTATATAATGATTATGGTATAAGTTATGATATGAAAAAAAATATAGAAAATGCTCTCAAAGAAAAGGATCATATTGTAGAATATAGGTCTTTAGGAGACCCATTTTTTAAACCAACACATATTAGGTCACAAAGTGTGCCGCTACCAATATCTTCTCCTCCTGTAAAACCACCATATGATGGTCCTACGATATTTAAATAAATATACTTAAAATCCCTTTGCACAGGCATATGAACTACCTGAAAAACCTTCAAGGAGATTATCATTTTTATTTTTAATTATTCCTTGTTTTGATAATTTTTTAGGGGCACGTCCAATTGCCGGTCCTTGTGGTAAATCATCAATCATTTTTAAGAATTTTTCAACAATGGCTTCTGTTAAAATTCCAGATTCAATAAGTTCAACAATTTTATCATCAGTGATTCGTTCTTCTAAAAATGCATCAAATAGTTGTTTTTCTTTAGGAGATAATTGTGATGGGTCCATAGGCGCTGTGCTATTTAATTTAGGGAATTGTTGGGATGGACTACTTGTTACAACAGGAGCTTTAATAGTTTTTGCTTCTATAATTCCGGAAGAGGCAGGTGCAATATTTATATCAAGTGGTTTTGGAGATTTAGGAACAGTTGTCGCTACGATTTTATTAAATTTAGCAATTTCGGCAGGTGATGATACTGCATCACCTTGTTGTTCATTATTTTTAATTTCAGAATCAGCTGGATTTGCAATTGGACTATTTGTATTTAAAAAAGTTGCAGTGCCTGAAATTTTTTCAGCTGCTAAATCGAAACCTTCATGAACTATAAAATATTTATATAAAACAGCACCGCAAACAAACAATATAATAAATCCAAGACATAAATTAATTATATATATAATTAATGATTTAGTTATTTTTTTCATCACTCTACTGTAAAAGTATATTATTTCTCTGCGCGTAAAACCCTATCTCTACGTAAACTAATAAGTCCATGATATGGTCCATAGCACTGTTCAATAAGTTGTTGAAAAATTTTCTTACGACTGCCACTCATCTTTTGTTGAATTGTACTTAATATATTTACTAAACATTCCAGTGAATGATTTTCATTTTCAAAATGTGTATATGTTGATAATATCATAGATAAGTACATACGAATTATTGAATGTATTGAAGCAATTTTAATATTTTTATAGTTAATGTATGTCATACATATTGGTGCATTATATATTTCAATGCAAGGGTGATTTTTATATTTTATAATGATATGTTCTGGAATAAATTCATCACTTTTATAAACTTCTGAGATAGAAAATGATGGCATATTTAAATATTTAACAATTGAATGTGCCATATCAAGAATATCACTTTCAGTTATAATTTGAACAGGTGCAATTTTTGAGTTTGCTGGAAGGTATATTTTCCCAGATTGATTTTTAATATATAATTGAATTTCATTTATCCCAAATAAGACAACATCTTTATCAGAAAGATATTGATATATATTTTTTACGATATTTTCTGGAATATAGTGTAATTTAGTGAATGAATCACCAGTTGATGAAGTTAAAAGTTTTGGCACACATTCTTTCGGTGGATAATATTTATAAAAAGTTATTAATCTATTGAATACTTTGCTCCATCTTCGAGCATCATGAGATTGCGACATCATCATATGTAAACTTAATCGTAAAAATTGAGGATTAACAACGCGAATACCTGTATCGCCAATTACAGAATTTTCACGTAATCGAGTATATGCACGTTTAGAAACAGTTGTTACATCAAATACTTGCACAGAGTCAATATAAACTTTGTAAGTTCCAATATGTAATGCATCGCTTGAATTTGTCGTTAATTTATTGTACCCTTTTTTAATAAAATGTTTTACAATATCATCTGATTGTTTTTTCCCATTTTCAGAAAATATATCAATATCCGGGAGACTATCCGGTGCATATATTTTGTCTTTTTTTGGTAATAAATCATTAATTGCCATACCACCATATAGAAGAACTTTTCTTTTTTTAATATATTTTATTGCTTCATCAAATATACTTTTATATTTTGTATATTCTTCATGTTCTTCTTCTTTTTCAATATCTTTAGCAATTTGTTCTATTTTTTTTAACTGGAGATTTATTCCAGACATTATTCTCCCTGATATAGTACATCAAAAAAATGTATGTGCATGTATAGGAGTAATCGCCGAAATGGACGGAACAGATTTATCTATTGCATATGGAAGTGCATATCAAGACAATGGGTATTCTAGTTATTCAAATAAACCAAAACAATATGAACAAGATTTTGATAGAGATGACCAACATAAAGGACGAACTATTGATTTACCTCTTCCAAAAATGAGTTCAGTACCAGTTGAAAATCCAGCATACAAAGTTCCACAAGATATTTATGCAAACCAAGGGAATGACCAAATTGAAGAGAAAAAGAAACCTAGATATGCTGAAAGTGCTGAACATCCAAGCTTTTGGGATAGAATTGGAAGTAAAAAAATGGAAGTATTAAAAGTATTTTTATTAGCATTAGTAATTGTTTTAGGTATATCAATTGACCATTTATCAAAACATTATCTTGATAAATATATTTCCACAGCATTCTTAACTGAATCTCAAGAATTCCTTATAAGATTAAGTTACCCACTTATAATAATCTTATTAATTTGGGTTATGAAAGCGATGTAAATAAAATTGCATCTTTATAATTTTTCTATTGTTATGGAAAAGATTTATAACAATGGCAATTCTTATTCCATTCAAATTTCTTAAACTGATCGATTCTTAAATTGATTGATTCTTTTAATTATTATATCATAAAAGAGATAGGATAAGGATGGCAAATCCTTCAATTAAAAAAAATAAGAAACACTCCGAAGGAGGAGGTGCTTTTGATATTGCTAAATCGCTTGCTTTAAAAGCTGCTAAAAAAAACCCCTATGCAATACTTGCTAATCAAGTTGCAAAACGAATACCACCAGGTGTAAAAAACAAGGTTATAAGTCGGTTAAATAATAAAGTTGTGAATCAAGCTGATAATCAAGATGAACAGTTTGCAAATGCGAATCAAGATGCACAGTTTTCATCCTTTAGAGAAAAAACTGGAGATAAATCTTCTGAAAAACTATTAAATACTACAGAGCAACCTGCAAATTCTTTAAAAAATTTAGACACACCTAAACCTACTCCCGAAGAACCCAGTGAAGAAGATCAAAAAGCAGCTGCAAAATTAGAAGCTGAAAAATTAGAAGCTGAAAAAGATAAAGCTGAAGAAGAAAAACGTAAAGCTGAAGAAGAAAAACGTAAAGCTGAAGAAGAAAAACTCAAAGCTGAAGAAGAAAAACGTAAAGCTGAAGAAGCTGCTAAAAAAGAAAAAGAAAAAGCTTTAAAAACAGCGGCTGTAGTAGCACTATTAACTTTTATAAAAGAACTATGGGATAAATTAAAAGTAGATATTTCAAAATCATCTAAATATGGAAGTATATTTGCATTACTTACATTACTCATAGTTTTAGGTTCAATGACTCTTTCATTAATATATTTAATAAAAATTTTGAAAGAATCTTCAAATGCCGCACTTATTTCAAATCCATTGAATAAAGAATCACTTGATTATAGTATTTCAAAATCAATTGATTTCTTTGGAAGTGATTATAAATATCAACTCTTTCTTTGGTTACCTATTATAAGTATATTATTTGCAATTATAGCTATACGTACAAAACCACTTGTAGGTATTATTCAAATTGTGGTATTTGCATGTTTATTTCAATCAATTATTGCATTAATTGTAAATTGGTCAACATATAGATATGCATATAAAACTTTATACCTAGTAAATTCACGAATTAATAATTTAAATAATTTGATTCATAATAATATATATAAAAATGCTCAGTTTTTGTCTACATTAACAAATATTCCTTCAAATTCACTACTTGTATTAAGTGTAGTTAAAAATGCAGTTTCTAATATTAATCCTAATGCAGATGTTACAACACTTGCACAGGCTTTCTTCACATTAAATTTATATTTTCATATTCAAAAAATAGGATATAGAAATGAAAATATAATTGATGCAGTGCAAATTTTCAATATTAATAATCTCTTAATGGGGTCATCATTAAAAGATAAAATTAATATTACCAAAAAAATTAGTCAGCTTTCATGGTCTCCTGTTGATTTCTTATATAGAAAAACAACATTTGTAGAAGACTTTTCAAATACAATTAAAGAAACTTTTGTACTCTCTGGAGGTAACCCTTTTAATGCTGAAAAAGCAATGGTAACTGTTAATTTATGGTTAGAAGAGCTCAATAATGATGCAAATTCTATTGCACCACAAGATTCATTAGGACGATTTTTACCAATGTCAATTATAATATTAATTATACAAACATTACCATTATTAATATTTATTTATTTATTTAGAAATGAAGCTATTAGAAATGGAATTAAACAATTTATGGAAAAAATAGGTATGGCATCTACATCCAATAATAATGATAAAGAAAAGACCGCTACAAAAATTTAAAACAATCAATTGATGGTATAAGTCTTTGTTTTCAATCGTTCAAAAAAATTAATAACAAGAATATTTCTATATTCTAAAAGATAGGATAATGATGGCTAAACATCATTCAAAAAAATATAAAAATGGTGGTGTATCGGAAGAATCAGGAGGACAAAAATTACCAGGAGGTATGAACGAAGCCTTTATAACTATGTATACATTATTAACTATATTATCCGCATTATTATTTATAATTTTATTTCTTATTGGATGGTTTGATATATTAAGTTTTTTCTATAATGAATCTTCTCAATCTTTTGCACTTATTAAAAATACAAACCTTTTTATTAAAAATACAACTGATTATGAAGCAATTACATATGTAACAAATAATACGAGTGCAAATGAGCAATATGATATATTTTTAGAAGAAAGCATATTGACATACATTTATAATTTTATAGGCATGTTTATTTTAATATTTGCAGTTCAATATGGAATATATTTAACATTTATGCTTTATTCCAAA